TACGCTGAGTTGGGATCGAGGACTTCCTTCTGGAGGATGTCTGCGACCTCGGCATCTGTGTACTTGACTCCCGCAGCGTTTAGCCCTCGCCCGTTCACGAACCTTTTGTCGGTGGAGTAGTACCTGAGTTGGTCGATTCCGCCGGGCAGTGCGAGGTTGGGATCGCGGGCCAGCATGTCTGCCGTGACGGGTGAGAACAGCGATTGCTTCCTCGCCTCCTTGGGGATGGCTATCCCAGCGACCGACGCATCAGCCTGATAGGGTCGGTAGCCAGCACCGTAGGGGTGCTTCAACTGGTTGGCTCGCAGCCCCCACTCCTTGCTGTCTGCGAGAGCCTGTGGGAAGCGACCGTTCTTGAGGGCGTCCACATAGGCTGCTACCTCTGGGACGCCCGCAAGGTACGCCTCGTCAGACTTGGTGTGGGCAACACCCTCAAGGAGACGGTCGATAGCGGCGAATGACTCAGGCGAGGTGACGCTTTTGATGCCGGTGGCTTGAGCCACAGCGTCTGGAATCTGTGCGTCACGCAGTTTGTTCAAATCCTGCACCGTCATGAGGCGTGCGCTCTTATCGCCTGCCGCCCCGGCGGTGTTGAACCGCATCGCCATCGCTTGGTCTTCTGCGTCGTACCTACCAGCGACGTTCTTGTCGAAGAGTTGGCTGCCGAATCGGAGTGCTGGACTCCACATGATTCGGTCGCCAGCGGAATCCAGAGCCGACGCAATCTTGTCGCCGCCCGGCAGGCTGCCCGTAGCGCTGCCCGCAAGGTAATCGACCCCTATGTCCGCACCGAGTGGGCCTTGAAGGTCTGTCGGGGTTAGCCCCTGTGTCCTCGCATAGTCATCGATGCCCCTCTGGGCTTCCACCTTCTTGACCGGGTCAGCGATTTCATCGATGAGGTCTTGGATGGTGAGTGATTTCTGCGCCACTCGCGGCCCGACGAGCGGACGGGCGGCATGCTCCAGATAGTCGGCGGGTGTCGAGCCCATAGCCGTTGCTATGCGTGTCGCCTCCGCCGTGGGTGCGGCAACAACACGCTTGGATGCAATGGTCGCTGCGTTGTCGAGCAGCCCGGCAGCCTTTGCAGCCTTGCCAGCAGGGCGGAGGGCACCCAGCGGGCCACTGATGAGGTTGGTCGGGGAGAGCAGCATCTCGGTCGCCAGCCCCGTCGCGAAGTCGAGGGCACCGTTGCCCGACTTCAGGCCAGCGTTGGCAACGATCTGCTCTCCGGTCACCCGCTGGTTGGGATCGAGCGGGTTATTCCATGTTCCATCTTGCAAGAAATCCACCGCACTGCGGGCGGTGGCGTCGAGAGTGTCGAGTCCCCAGAAGAAATTCTCGATGCCGCTCGACCCGGAGGTTAGGCGGCGCAATTCTTCAGCCTTGATGGCATCTGCCATCTCGGCTTTTCTGGACTCGGAGGCAGGGACGCCGATTGCCATGAGCGGCTACTCCCCGAGTCGGTACTTGTCATAGATCGCATCCGCCACAGCGGGATCGTGAACGCCGTGCCTTGCCGCCAAGGCTCGGAACTCTTCCTTTTTCTTGCCCGGCATTCTCAGGGCAGGCATTTGATTGGGCGACGGCTCCCTCCCGGCGAGAATCTCCCTGAATGCGAGTTGCTGCATGATGATCGTGGCTTGCGTATTGGCAGCAGTCGCATCCAGACCGTTAGCAGCCATCGTCCCGGCGAGGTTGGTATGAGCGACATCATACGGCTCGTCGCCGGTATAGGTATTCGCCAGATCGATGCCAGCGTTGTAGGGGTTCGGCTTGCCGCTGGGTTTGTTCCCGCCCTGCGCCCGTGCCCATGCGTCAGTCGCAACCTGCTGTCGGTAGTTGCGAGACGCTTCTGGGCCTAGTTCCGCCGCCGCAGCCAACTTCTCTTCGGGCGAAGCGTTGGGGTTCGACAGCGTCCTGAACGCAGTGATCTGCCGGTAGGTGCGTCCGGTGGCCTGCATCTCCTGCCAATCGTTTCTGCGGCGGGCATCCTGCTGATCCAAGCGAGCCAACTTTTCCTGATGCGCCTCAAAGAGTGCGTTCTGGCGTTGCTCGGGCTTCTGCTCAAACTCATGGAACTCCATGTCGAGAGCGTCTTGCCCACCAACCCTCGTGTATTGACGCATCAAGTTTTGACGCTCGGCATTCCTCGCGACCGCGTCCCTGCCCGTCTTCTCTTCTTCTGGGGACAGAAAACCGTCGCCGTTTGAGTCCCATCGCTTTAGCCGATCCTTCTCGGTCTGCTTGCGATCCCACTCGGACTTCTTGGCTACCATCGCCTGCTGGTTCCGCTCAAATCCTGCGGGGTTATACCTGCCCTGCCTTGCGGAGCCAGCGCCCTGCTCGTTCACCCACTGGTGGAAGCCCAGTTCAGATGGGCTCATCTCCTTGAGGTCTTGCTCTGTCGGGTCGAGGAGGTTCGGGCCGGGATGCATCTCGCCCGTGACAACAGAGCCGTCCCATCGGCGCTGCGGTGCGACTGTGGCGTTCTTCCTCGCCTCCTCCTGCGCGGCGGCGGCGTCTGCACGGGACTTGCGATCCGCCTCCTGACTGCCACGCATCACATCCTTGACAGCCTGCCGACTCGCCTCTTCAGCAGTCATCCCGTTCCCGAGATGGAAAAAGTGGAGGGCACGAACGTCGGCGTCGTAGTCTCCCGTCAGTTCGGGCCTGACCACGGCAGCAGCGACCTCGCGAGCGGACTTCCCGCCAGCGTCTGGCGTTGGTGCAGTCTCGGGAGTCACTTGGGCCTTGGCCTTCACGGGCTTGGGCGCGTCCCCGACAATCGGCGGCTTGGGCTTGCCGACGTACTGAGGTCGCTTACGCTCTGCGATGCTTTGCTGCCTCGGGTCAGCCTGCCACGGCATCTCGGGCTGCGATTGAACGTACTCGCGGTCTCGCGGCGAGAGCCGAGACATCGGCACATACGTCTCGCCAGTGGCGGTCTTGATTCTCACGACCCCGTTCTGGGTGTCGAAGCCCGTCATCCGACCGAATCGCGAGTAATTCCCGGTGGTGTCAGTCCACTGATGAGGGACGATGCCTGAGTCTGGCGGCGTGACGGGCACGGGGCGTGGCTGGTTCGGCAGTGCATTGCCGCTGGCGTCCCACGCCACTGAGGCAATGTCTGGGTGCGGAGCGTCAACCTGTGCGGCGGGACGCTGCGGTGCAGGCTGTGGCGCGGCGGCGGCGGGACGCTGCGGTGCGGTCTGTGGCTCGTATGCTCCCGGTGGCGAATAGGTGCGGCGCGGGGCTTCCCACATCGCATCGGGTGCGCCGTCGAGGGCGGGGGGTTCCCATTGCGGCGGTTCAGGTGCGCCGTCGAGTGCTTGTGGCTCCCACTTCGGAGCGGGCCTCCCCTGCCGATTGAGTTCGTCGCGCCTCGCCCTGAGTCGCTCGATCCGCTGTGCCTCTGTTTCAGCCATCACCGACCTCCGTTTCGCCAATCAAAACCGGCGTAGCCCATGCTGCCGCCACGGTCTTCCCTAGTCGCCTGTATCGCCTTGAGGGCTGCCATCGCCCTGCCGATGTCTTCGCCTTCCGTATCGGAAGGTACTGGCGTTGGAGCGGCGGGAGTCCACGGCTGGAGACCCGTCTCCTGTGGCCCGTTGTCGCCTCTGTTCCAATAACCCAGCGCACCCAGCGCCGCCGCCCCGCCAATAATCGCCCTGCCCGGCGTCGTGCCTCTCCACAGGCGAGTCAGCATGCCGGGGGTCGGCGCTGCGGTGGAGGGACTAGCCTGCACAGCCGCCTGTGCGGCAGACGATCCGTTCCATCCCGGCGGCAGCGGTGGCCCCTGCATGGGGTTTGAGAATGCGGAAGAATCGGCATTCCGCGCCGCATTGCCAAGTGCGGAGCCGTCCCAATCTGGCGGCAGCGAAGGGCCATAGACAGGGTTGGAGAAAGGCTCGGACGCACCCGCCGGGAACCACTCAGACGATTGCCCCGGTGGGTTCTGTTTTGGTGGCGGCGTCGGCGGCACCCAAACCGAGTGGGCTCCCGCCGGGCTCCAAGATGATCGGAGAGGTGGAGTCAGAGGCGATGACAGACCCTCGGGGAAAGGGACGTTGTAGTCGCCAACGCTGGGCGGAATGCGATCAGGCAGGACTTCGGGCGAGTCATAGCCGTCCATCCCGAGAGCGCTCATCAAATCACTGGGTTCCGCAGACGCAGCACCAGCAGATGACAGTGCCCGACGCACATCTCTCAGCGTCTGTGCTTCGGGCGAATCTCCACCAAACCTCCTCTTCGCCTCCGCATGAAGCGGCAGCCATCCTTCGGTGGAGTCAGCGGGCGGAAAGCCCATGATGGTCGAGTCTACGTTGACCTTGCCGCCGTCCCCATAAGAGACATCCAGCAAATCGGTGCCACGACGGTCGAACAACCAAGCGTCGGACTGAGGTGTCCCGCCCGGCCCCAGCGGCTCACTGTAGGTCGATGTCGGGAACCCACGGCTATCGACAGGCGGCGGCGCTGCGGGTGCCCGTGGCTTTCTTTCCGGCTTCGCAACTGCGCTCGGTTCGGCAGGAACGCTCGTGGCAACAGGCGTGGGCGCAGGCGTCGGAGTCGGAGCGGGCGGTGGCGGGGTCAGGTTGGTCGTAGCACCCTGTCGGACTCGGGTGTTGCCCTTCCTCGGGGCTCGGGCCTTCACTGCGGCGGCGGCTGCCTTTCGCAGCCTGTCGATCTCCTTGGACGGTCCGCCAGCATCCTTCTCCATAGAGTACTGGGAGTCGAGGTCAGCCATGAGCGAGACGAGGTCTTCGTGCGGCGTGTCGCCAGAAGCGGCGATGGAGGCGAGCGCACGGTAGTCCTCGCCCAGACCACCCTTGGGTGCGGCAGGCGTGGATGCAGGAGTCGGGGTGGGCGTCGGTGTCGGCGCTGGAGTCGGCGTCGGAGCGGGGGTCGGTGCTGGAGTCGGCGCAGGCGTTGGCTCGCTCGGCGTCGTGTTCTGAGGCAGTGTCTCCGCCACAGGAACCTCTGACGTTGCCGCGACCGGCTCGCGGATTTCGGTGACAACGGGATTCCCGTCTGCGTCTCGGGTTCGGACGTATCGGATTCCGCGTTGCGCCAGAGGCAGGGGCTTCTCCACTGCCACGGTCTTCTTGCCGCCACGCTTCGGCTTCTCTTCGACGGCTTTCTCTCTGGGCTGTATGAACTTGTCGTAACGACTCGTCGCATCCGCCCGGTCGAGGCCAGCGAGCATCTCCTCAAAAGACTTCCGCTCGGTGCGGGCGTCCAGCAGGGCGTTCCGGTCGAACTCCAGTTCGGCAACATCCTCGCCCGCGTTCTTGCCCGCTTTGATTGCCTCATCGAGGTAGTCGCGAACTTCGTCAAGGCCCATGCCATTGTACTTCGCATCGAAGATCGCCACCATCTCATCGGCACCCTTGCCCGCGTAGACGCCCGGTGTCGCCGTGGACTTGGGCAGGTCTACGGTCATCGGTACACGGGTCACATCCGCAGGTGCGTCGTTCGACAAGCCAGAACGCAACTTCACCTTGTCGAGTGGCACAGCCAATCCGCCAGCCACGGTGATGGGGCGGGAGTTGTATGGGTGAATGTCCATCACTCGGGTGGGCGTGACATCGGGGCTGGAAACAGGTATGCGTCCCGCCTCGACATCACCCGAAACGGCTTCACGCTGGAACTTCTGGAGGTCGGGGCCGGGAACGTAGGACTTCCGACCGGCACCCGTCATCAAGGCATCGAACACACCCATCACCGAGTCCGCTGCGGCAACCCGCGAGATGCGATCCGTTGTCGGGGTGTTCCGATTGACGATGCTCTGTGCGACCTTCAGAGCCTGACGCTGTGCGGATTCATCCGGGGCGGTGCGGAGGAACTCAAGGATCGCGTCCCCCTTCTCCTTGTACATGTCCCTGACAAGCCAGTGCGCTGTATCAACTCGCTTCTCTGGCCCCTGCATTCTGGAATCGCCAACGGGCGACTTAACGCCGCCGGGATCGAAGCCGCCCTCGATCATTTCCTCTCGGGAGCGAGTCAGCCCCATGCCCTCGGCGGCGGCGGGATTGAAGCCTGAAGCCTCTGTCACCTTTCGGGCGAGCGTCTCTTGCTTTGAGTTGTTGGAGCGAGCATCGAGCAGGGCACCCTTCTTGTCGGTCGTGCCTGTCTTGTTGCCGTAGTAGCCCTCTTTCATCCGCCCCAGTTTCCCCGGCGAACCAGAGCGTGGGGCGGAAGGCAGGGCAGCCTCTTCTCCTGTCGGAAGAACCTGACCGCGAGCCCGACTGCGTGGGTCTTTGTAGAGCGAGACGCGAACGTCACGCAGCCACTCAGGCTTCCTGCGGTATATGGCTTGCAGGTCGGCAGCGGAGGGTTTGTCTCCAGCCTTGTACGTCACCGTCTTGGCAGGTTTGTCGCCCTTGGCTGGAACGCTCCACTCGATGTCCTCGGGTACAGTCCATCCCGTCTTAGCGACATCCTTGAAGAACTGGAGCAATGCCTTTCCGAGACGCCTGTCGGGTTGGTATTCGCCAACGGGAGCGGTGCGGCTGGCGGGCGAGCGTCCCTCTGGCGCGGACTTGGGGCCAGATATCCTCTGCGTGACCTTCGTGGGCTTTCCCTTGCCCTTCCCCTTCTCAAACCGAGAGATGACGATCTGCTCGTCTTTGTAGGCTGGCGGCGAGACACGCTCGGGAGCCTTGTTGGCGACTGCGTCGGCGGCAGTCGTTGGTGGATCGCGGCGGCTCACGCCCTTCATCTGGTCGAGGGTGTCTCGCTGCCCTCTCAGTCGAGCGTCATCCCTGCGATCCGATATCTCGATCTCGGCATCCAGCCGATCCGCAAGACTGTTGGTCGGCTCGGGAGTGTTCCTTGTAATCTGGCCCGGTCGCTCACGAAGCGGATTCTCGTCGGTCTCTGGCAGGGCGACGGCAGGGTTGCCGTCCATGATGATCCCAGAGAACTCGTCAGCCCAGCCCTTGTTGACCTCGGCAATGCGGTCGTAGAGGTCGGCGATTTCGTCGGGCGGCAGGTTGGCAATGAACCCCCTCGCCTCCGGGTTCTGAATGGCGAGCATGATCGCCTCGGCGTCGGTCTTCCCAGAGCCGCGAACGGAAATCTTCCCGCTCTCGCCGTTCTTCTTCTTTGCGCCCTGCTGGAAGACAGGCCCGCCGGGGGCGGCAGCCTTCTCCGCGTCACTCAAGTCGGAGAGGTTCTGGGCCTTGAGTGCGCTGATGAACTTACGGGGGTCTGCCATCACTTCCCCTTCTTGGCGAACGGGGGAGCGTTCTTCTTGGAGCCCTTCTTTGCGAACTGCGGAGGAACCTTCTTGCCGCTCTTCTTGGGCGGCTCCTTCTCATCCGAGTCATCCTCGGAGGCGACCTTGCGGAGTTCCTCGGGGAGGTCATCGCTGGTGACCTTTGGCGGCTTGCTGTCGCCCTTGGACTCATGGAGGTCTACGAGGCTTTCGCGTCGTGCGTCCTCATCGTCTTGAGCGCTGTGCTTCGCCTTGTCCTTGAGGTCGCCCTTGAGAAGTGCCTCTTTGAGCATCCGCTTGAGGGCGCTGGGGCGCAGGTCATCGAGATCAAAGGAATGCATGGAGGTCTCCTAGACGAGGGCAGTGAGAAGTTGCAGTTGCCCCGACTGCTGTGCGGATGCGATGCGAGCCGCCGCCTGCTGCTGTGCCATCTGCACAGACCAATCGCTCTGGCTCTGAGCCTGCTGAACCATCGCGAGTTTCTGAGCCTCGGTCTCGCGACCGTACTCGTAGTCGGTCTGCATCTGAGCGTTGACTGTGTCGGCTTCCTGCTGCGACTGAGCGGCGCGCTGGCGCGAATCACCGATGGCCTTCATGCCCGCCAGACCGGCGGCGTACTGCTGGCCTTTGCCACGCGAGAAGCCAGCCCGATCCAGCCCCTTGACGTTGGCGCGGTAGTCCGCCATCTGGTCGCCTTGCGCCAGCGTGTTCGTGATCGACGCGGAGGGATCGATCTTCTGCGGCGGCTTGTACGTCGTTTGCATCGCGACGTTGCCAAGCGTTGGGTCAGACGCGATAGCCATCAGGGGTTATTCCTCCTGATGTTGGCGGCACGACGCAGAGCGGCAGCCTGTGCCCCGAACTGGTAGCCAAGGTTGGAGGCTTGTACGTCAGCACCCAGAGATGCCTGATTGCGGGCTCGCTCGTTAAAGTCCGAGTTGACCCGGTTGAGGTACTCAAGCCCGTTCATTGCGGCTTCCGACCGCAACTTCTGGGAGGACATGAACTGCTGTGCGTTGGCCTGCTGCACAGAGGTGGACATCTGCCCCCAATCGTTGAGGGCGTTCTGCTTGAAGAACTGCTGGGCAGCCCTCTGCCCAGTGGCAGAGCCCAGTGGGGAGCGAGCCGGGGACTTCAAGAGTCCAGCAAGCGCACCGGGATTGGTGGCCTGCGTTGCCTGCACACCCGTCTGGTAATTCAGCCCAGCCATATCTCGCTCCTGACAGGCTTATGGCCCGGCAGAGCGAGAAAGCGGCAGAATTAAGGGGTGGCGTTGGGGTTCTTTTTTGCCCGCGAAACCGCCACCCGAACGAGCCGACGCCCCACCATCACTGAGTAGGGCAATTTGCGGGCCTTGGCCTGCTGGTGCAGCCAGCCATCCTCCCCGGCAATCAGGTCGATATTGGCTTCAACCCACGCAATTCCACGGGTGTCCATCTCGCGGGCCTTTGCTCGGCAGGAGCAATTCGGTGATGCCTTGATCCCAATGCTCGACAGCATGCGAGAGAGTTCCGTACCCGCCCCAGCAGGCGGAGCGGGCGGGGACTCCCTCTTAGAGCAAGCCTCGTCAGGCGGCGGGGTGTCGCGGGCCACACCCTTCCCGCAGTGGCGGCAGCGGTAGATCGTAAGGCGACCTGCGGGGCGGACTGTGTATTCGTGGAGCATCTGTTCCATTGTACACCTCCTATGGGCATAGCCCGCATTCGGTTGGCCCGAAGTACTCCTCGCCGTTCTCGCCAAACCCGTCGAAGATTTGATGCGTCTCCTGCTTGCGGTCAAGGACAGACGCACCCGTCCAGCAGGGGTCGTTGATGTCCCATATCGCAGGCGCTGGCTGGAACGGTGCGTAGTCCACTTCGTTGATGTCGCCGCCCTTGCACTCAAGCAGGACTGTCTTTTCGACTATGGTGGTTTCTATGGCACACTGTCCCGGCACAAGATCGCGTTTGTTCGTGGTGACGGTGGCTGTAGTCCTCCAGCGACGAGGGGCTCGCGGAGGAGGCGGGTCGCCGGGAACTGGGTCTGGCATGAATCCCGGCGGGTAGTCTGGTAGGTATCGCACTGATGTGTAGTTCCCCGAGAGTGGGTCTCCGGTGATTTTGTTCGGAGGCCAGCCATTGCATGGCGGAGGGCACTGGTCGGGTGCCGCATCGAGGCAATCCTGCTCGGTGTCAAAGTATGCCGTGCCAGCCTGCTCGATCTCCGCGATGCAAGCGTCTGAACTCTCGCATCGCCATCGCTTCTCTGGGCACTCTTCGGGAGCCTTGTCAAGGCACTCCTGCTCGGTGTCGTACCCCTGCTTTCCGGGGGATGGCGGCGTGGTCTTACGCTCGCACGTTGATGAGTCCTTGCAGTACCAGACCCCAGCGCACGGCGGCTTGCATTCTTCTTCGGTGTCGTAGTCCCCGTCTTCGTCCCGCTCGCACTTCTTCTCGCCTGTCGATGAGTCAGTCTTGCAGCCCCACTTGCACTTCGGGCAGTCTTTGCCGCTCGGAAGATCGACATTGCCCAGACCTGTGCATCGCAGGGTGAACTGGTCGCCTTCGTTGGGTGAGGCGGGGAACGGGTCGATCACCTCGCCCACGCAGAACGACTTCGGGTCGCCGCCGCAGTTGGAGATGATCTCCCACTGCCCGCCCCGGAACTCCCAGACTTCACTGGCGGATGAGCAGCAAGTGTCGAGAATGCTGAAGTCGCCCTTCGCCTCCGCCTGACAGGCTTCGTCCCCGCAGTGAGGGCACGTTCGGCACCGTTCGTCACACTCCGACCGTTTGTAAGGCCCGTCCGCAGGACGGTTGTTGACCTCGCCTTCCTTGACACACTCCTTTGAGCCCGAAGGGTTCGTGACGCAGAAGTAACGCTCGTAGCACTCCTTGTTGCATGCCTTCTCGTTGGGATGCTCTGAGAGGAGTTGATCGCCAGTGTTCGGGTCGGGTGCCGAGTCGCGGCACTCGTAAGCCTTACCTGTTGTCAAAACGCAATACCACTTCTTGCAGCAGCACTCCGCGCTGGCAGCCAGTTTGCCGCCATACTTGCTTCGTACCAGTAACTGCTTCGCCCAGCGGTAGAGCGTCATGGGGACGGGCAGTCTGTGGTGTTGCGGAGGAACTCCCGTATCTCCGCCAATCCGCTCTGTAGTTCCGCTACAGCCCTGTTGGCTTCCGCGAGCAGGTCGGCAATTTCTCGGAAGGTTCTGCCTGCCTCGTCGCGAAACTCGTCAATGTCATCAAGCCTGCGCTCGATGCCGTCCAGCCTGTCGCAGGCTGTAGACAGGTCGCATCCCGGCGTCTCGATACACTCAGGGGCGTCTGGGTATTGGGTGCAGAAATCAGTGGGGGGCGCAGGCTGGAACGCACGACGCTCGCCCTCGCTCGTCGTGAAGTTGAACTTCTCGTAGGCGTACTTTTCCTTCTCGGGCGTTACGAGCCTGACCTGCTGCGGGACATAACTGATCGTGAACGGGCCTCGATGCTCAAGGGGCTGGGCGCAGTTGGCGATGGCGTACATGAGCGAGTTGGCTTGGAGCGGCGAGAAACCGCCCGTGACCAAGGCTTGCTCGATAGCACCTCCCTGTTTTGTGAATGCCATCAGCCACCTCCCGGCGTCGGGATGCCGTAGACATCGATCTGGTGCAGAACCACCGGGCCAGCGTCATCGCGGTGCCCGTAGAACTCGACAGCCACATGCCTGTCGTTGCCCCGGAAGTCATCCATTGTCCCGCCCGAGAACAGAGCCCGGCAGATGCCAGATGACAGTTCCTCGGGCTGCTTCCCCTTGTCCATGTCCATCACGACCGATGGCTCGGTGTCGCTGTAGATCGCACCGTCGCCTCGATCCCGGTAGGCGACGTTGGCACGGGGGTACACCTGCCCGTTGTAGTACATCTTGAGACGCAGTTGGCTCTCGCCTTGGGTCGGTGAGAACAGCACACCGACTCCCCGGTTGGCATCCACCTTGCCGCCCGGTGCTATCGAGTCGGACGGGTATTCCAAGTTGCCCGTCTTGAACCAGCAGGGGATGGCAGTGGTGCCGCTATCCACGGTGCAGGTGGCCTCCGCCTGCACCCCATCCGGGTCATCCGGGGGATCAATGACAACCACCGGGGCGTCGAATCCGTAGCCGCCAGCGCGAACGTATAGGCCCAGCAGCGAGCCGTCTCCGCGAACGGCAGACTCGACTACCGCCCCCACGCCGCCCTGAATCCTGACGGCAGGCGGCTTCCTATATCCCTTGCCGGGGTTGGTGACGGTGATGCCGGTGACTGTCTTGTAGGCTACGTCCGCATTTCCGTAGGCAACCCCGTACACCTGCCCTTCCGCCCCACCGTAAAAGCATCGGTAGTAGCCCGTCGAGTCAGTGAGGTTGCAGCCTCCAACCAGCGGGTGCGGGTAACGCTCCTGCCACCACGCCTGAGTCTCAAACGAGTAGCAGTACTGCCTCGTCGGGTACTCCCCCGGCTCGTCTCCGATCAGCCTGACGCTTACACGCAGCACATTGAGGTTCTTGTCCGCAACGACCGAGAACCACTTCGGGTCAGTGAAGTCGATCCTGTACATGAACAGGTCGGAGATCGCCTCGCTGATGGGCTCGACCTTGCCGCTCTGGTCGAGGGCATACACCCCGTCAGTGTCCATTGCGTAGATCACGCCTTCGTACTCGTCCCAGCACCTCTGGCTGACGCACCCCCGGAACGCTGCAATCTGGAGATTGGCGTCGATCAGCGGCTGGGCGACATATGACAGGCGATAGGCGTGGTGAGCCTGCATTACCCCCAGCGAGCCACCGTATGGGATGAGGGCAGTGATTGCGTCGTGCCCCTTCACGTTCGTCTGGAGGACGAGATCGTTCACATCGGGGATGCTCTCGGGCTCGTCCACCTCCGAGTAGTAGAGGGTGTTCGGCTCAAGGCCAGATGTGTCTCCCGCGATCCAGAGCCGATCCTGAAACATGCAGGCCACAGCCTTGTCGGACGGCGGCACTCCGAACCGACCGGCGTTGAGTTCACCGTTCGGCAGGAGGATCGGCATCGAGAGGTAGTTCTCCCGGTTGGGGTCTTGCAGTTCCGAGTCTGTCAGGTCATCGAGAGTCTTGGCACTCTCAGGGAGCCGGTAGAGTTGGTATGCCTGATCCCCGGTCGTTCGCCACAGTTCCACCCTCAACGTGCGCCCATCAACGACGGGAGGGTCTGCGTATGCCCACGCCACCGCACCAACACCCTCCCCGCAGTCGAGTTCAAAGATGGGCGATATCGAAGAGCAGATCGGGCCACCACGGTCTTCGGGAGTGTCATCGACGTAGCGATAGCAGCACTGATAGACGCCACGCAGGTGAGCCCGCGCAATCGGGATCACAGCCCCGCCGCCGCTGTCCACAGCCAGATCGGGGGTGTCGGTGTACAAGCCACCAGAGACCACCGACACGCCAGTGATCCGACCGCTCGATGTCGTGGCTCGCAGGGTCGCCCCGGAGCCGTACTGCGTCGAGACAGTAATGGATGGCGTGCCCGCGTAACCCGACCCGCCGTCCCTGACGATGACGCTGGCAATCGGTCGAGACGCTGTGGTCACGACGGCGGCTCGCGTGAACGAGATTACGAGCGGCTGCGTTGAAGTAGACCCGCACAGGCTCTGGTCGGGAATTCCGTTTGAGCCACGGGGTGCCCCACGAACCTCGATGATCACATCCCCAGAATAGTCCGCACCCTGATCTACGATCCTCACGCCTCGATTGGTGGCGTTGAGCGGGTAGGTGAGACCGTTGACGGTTACCGTCTGATCAAACGTGATCTCCGCCTCGGCAATCCGGGTGTAGGTCGTGGTCGCGGAGCCGAACGTCTGTGCGAGTTTCACTGAGTATGTCAGGGAAGTCCCGGCTCTCTTTACGAACCTCCAAGGGTTGCCTTTGGTGTCCTGCGCAGTCCACGCAGGGCTAGGCGTCCCGCCGGGGCACGGCACACCGTCATAGTCCACGGGGGGCAGGCACGGGGCGTAGTCGGCACTGCGAATGATCTCCGCCGCATTGAGTCCCGTGGTCGGCGGAGCAATGCCAGCCAGCACAGCCTCCAGCACCGCCCCGCTGCCGGGCGTGGCGTCGAGCGTGGCGTCTGGCGGAGACAGATACCCCCTGCCGCCGTCCACCAAGAGTGCAGAGCCGATCCGGTCGCCATCCAGAAAGCATCTGGCTACAGCCTTGCGTTCTGCCGTGCCGTCGAACTGGATCACGGGAGGCAGCGTGTATTGCCTGCCACCGTAGCCAACGTCCACGCGGGCAACGTAGTACTTGACCGGGCCAGCCTCCGCAACATCCGGCGGCGTGGGAGGCTCGTCAATGCCACTAGGCGTGATGGTGCCATCAAGGAGGTCTATGCGAAGCGGTCGCTGACCATAGCCCTGATACAGATAGGCGAACTGGTGCTTCCCGACAGCAAGCGTGGCGGGATTGTTGGCTGCAAGACGATAGAGAGACACTGGCACCTCACAGCGTTGCGCCGTCTACGATCTCGATCTCTCCGTTAGAGTCGATCACGACAGCCCTGTCCGGTCGGTCGTAACCACCCGAGATCGGGAACACCTGCTCGACCACGCCGCCGCCAAGACGCCCAGCCTTGAATCGGATGCCAGCCATGCCGCCTCGGGTGCGGATTTCTCCGGGGGCACTCACCACGAAGTTGACCTGAGACTGCGATCCTCCCGGCGGCACAGCGTAAGGCGATGCACGGGTGATGAGTCCGGTGAACTTATTGATTCGGAGCATGGGTCACTCAACTGCCGGTGTCTGGGCCAAGCGGGGAATAGATTCCCGCATACCTCGCCCCATCGGCATCGGGCACTCGGTCGAACGGAGCCCGGCGACCGGAGATGGGAGCGACAACGTCATTCTCCATCGCGAGACGCAGGTCTCGGGTGTACATCTGGACTGCACCCTCGACGTTCTTGCCCTGAAGTCGGGCAAGCCACATCTCGGCACCCGTCAGGAGAGCGGTGAACATCCCCGGCGAGACATCGAGATAGTCGGAGATCACAAACCGGCAGTCGGTGTAGGTTCCAGCAAATGGAACCTCAAGGGTCAGCGAGTCATCGTCCACTCGGGCTGCGATTCGTCCCTGCTCCTGATACGGGTACATGCCCGTCATTGGCTCCGGGTAGTTGCCCGGTGTGCCAATGCGGAAGATCGCCCCGGCAGACTTTGGCGGGAAAGCGGTGTTCTTCCCCGTGATGGTCGTGCCAGTGACGGTGGCGTATCCAGTGCGAGCCTGCGTCTCGTAGCCCATCAGCATCAAGGGTTTCGGGCGGCGTCGGTAGGTGTACCGGAACTCGATGCCCGCCTTCACCTTGCCCGCAATCCGAATGACCCATCGGTCGAACGTCTTCGCATCGTCCGACTTCATGACCGTGTAATAGGTCGGCTCGCCCAGCGTCAGGTTGCTCTGCTCAAGACGCAGCCACTCGGCTGGGGCAATGTACGAGGTGACCGTCGTGTTGTCGGGCGGCACCAGCGAGTCCACGTTGGAGCAGTCTTCGGGCAGCAGGTAGGTGTTCTGGTCTGCCACCGTGGTGATCGTGGAGGTGGTGACATGCCACAGCCAATCCTTGGCGGCACACACATCCCGGTACGAGTGGTGCGTGGCAGCCCGCAGGACGCGATGCTCCTGATCCTGCGCTCCGCCGCCAACGGACTGCATCAGGTAGTCAATGACATCGTGGGCACAGTAGGTCGCGTTCATCATCTCAGGTCTCCTTATGAACCATTGTACACTATGGGGCTGCCCAACTAAGCAGTCTTCTCTGCATCCTCAATCGGCGTCCGCAAATCCGGCGGAGTCAGCGTTGGCTGCTCAACCTTGAGCGGGTAGTAGGGCGGCAGTTCCTCGCCGGGATAATACTCCTGCCGAAGTGCCAACAGAGCGGCTACGTCCGCGTCAGCGATGACGATCTGCTTTGGTTCTGCCGTCTCGATTTGATTCATGGTTGTCATGCCTTAGATCGCCGTGAGGGCTACTTTTTTCCAGCCGCTGGTGGTTCTCAGGTAGATGAAGTTATCGTCCCATACCATCTGGCCCGCAAAGCCAGCCGAGCCAGTGGCGGCGATGGTTCTCGGTGTGTTGCCGATCACCGCAGGGCTGGGGATCGAGCCAGCCGCGAATGCGTGAGCGGTGCCGGTACTGGTGATGTTTCCAGAGCAGTTCACCGCGCCGCGAATCAGCAGATCACCACCGACTTCCGCCTCGACGCCAGCCACAGTAGGAATGAGCCCGATACCAATCCCGCCGCCAAACGGATTGATCGAAACCGGTGAAGCCGCCGAGCCTCCCGCGTAGGTCACCCCTTGTATGTAAGGAGCATTATTCGTGGACTCCGGACCAATCGCCAGCGTGTATCCGCTGTATGGACTAGGGCGGATCGAGACTGTGGCCCGCGTGTTGCTTTGAGCCAGCGTAGATGCAGCGGACGCCGCCACGCCTCCAAGATCGTCACCCACTACAACGATCTGAGCCGCCGCTGCATCCCCCAGCGCGTCGAGCGTTCCGATAGCAAGCGCCCTGTCCTTGAACGTAGCAAGACGGTAGCCAGCGTCGTCGATAATAACGACTTCTGGGCCGACAACCCGAGAGCCTGACGTAGAGACATTCAGACGAGTCTGCGCAGCGGTGTCACGAACTGTAAACGCATCCGTTGAGATTGCGCTGGCGAGTGGGCCAAACTGACAGTAGGGGGTGGTTCCGGCAGGAGTAAGTACGTTGAAGCCGTCAGTACGAAATCCAATGCCATTTTTGGTAAAATTCGCAATCGACGCGCCGTCCGACGTTACTATCGAAAGCGAGTTTGTGGTGATTGCAGACGTAGAAGGGGCAAACTGACAGTAAGGCACTAACGCAGCAGTGGAGACTGTGAAGCCGTCAGTATTCCAACCGACAGCAGATTTTCCGATAACGGCAATCAATTGCTCTGGAATAGTACCGACGTTGCCAGTTCGCAGAGCAAGCCGCCCATCGCCGATGCTATCGATGAAGATATTATTCGTAGCCGTCGCCGACGTACCGAGCCGGATCGCCGCCCGCCCGGCAGTGTTCTCCAGCGTCAACACCGGGCCACTCGCACCAGCAGCAAACACCGGCAACGATGCAATCTCCGCGATGCCAACACCGCCGGTCGTATCGACGCTGAGATTCGTGGCGACGGTGAGCGGCCCCGTCATCGTGTCGCCAGCCACCTCGACGTATCGGGCATCGGCTTGTGCCTGAGTGATCGCACCGACCTGTGCAGCGGTTGGAAAGGGGTGCGAGTGATCGGCACGGGCGTATGTCGTGGCGGTTCCAACGGCACCAGCGGCAGAGTCAGCGGCACCGGCAACGGTAGAGGGGTTGACTGCGGCAGGGATCGCTGGAGTCCCAGTGATGTCCGTATAGGCCAGAGCCGCATTCACGAACTGGGTGCCGTTGTAACGAACCACTTGCCCGGTGGCTGGAGTGGTGACGGCAACGTCAGTCAGATCGTCCAGTTTGTGAGTGTGGTTGGCAGCCGCAGCACCGAGAGCGGCTAGGGTCGGCAGTTGGTGAACGTGATCGGCTCGGGCATAGGCGGCAGACGTACCAACCGCAGCGGTGGCGGCATCAGTGATTGGCGGCGTTGTAGAGGCGGCAGGCGGCGTGACGGTAGGCGTGTAGATTCGCCCGTCAGAGCCCAGCCTAGTAGCGTTGCCAGCATCTGCACTGACCGTCGTGGGGCCGGGTTGCCCATCAGCACCTTTGAGCGAGAGCCACTTCGTACCGTCGAAGATATGAGGGTTGGGATCAGCCATGATGATTGAGCCTTAGAGGTGCTAGGGGGTGCGAGATTGCAGCCCCCTCTTCGATGACGTTACGGAATCTGGAACCAGATCGCGCCCTTCGCGGCACCGACCGGCTCGTTGGGCTGCGGGCCATAGACTTCCTGCGACACGCCATCGGCACCATCCGCACCAGCCTCACCCTTCTCGCCGGGATCGCCCTTCGCACCATCGGCACCGGCGACACCGTCAACGCCGTCCGCACCAGCGGGGCCTTGCGGGCCAACCGGGCCACGCACGGGGCCGACGTTGATCCACGCCGCCGAATCCCACACGATCCCGTCGCCGGGCTGGGCAGGGCCGCTCGCGCTGGCAGGAGTGCCAACCGGCACCGGATCACCAGCAAGCCACATATCACCGACTTCAGGAGCAGCGTCAGGCGGGAACGCAGTGGCAGTGCCCTTGATGGTCACGCCGCTGCCCGAGTCGCCCTTGTCACCCTTCTCACCGGCAGGGCCTTGCTCGCCCGGATCGCCCTTCGGGCCAGCCTCACCAGCAACACCGTCCGCACCGGCAGGGCCTGCGGGGCCGACCTCGCCCTGCGCACCGTCCGCACCGGCGACACCATCGGCACCAGCGGGGCCACGCAGAGACAGCCATTCGGTTCCGTTGTATACAAGGACATCAGCCATAGTCATGTTCCTTTCAGGTTAGGTCATCAAGAGTTCGGTAGGTCTTCACTTCATCAAGCGTTCGATACGTCTTCGTCACACCGTCGTTGATCCAGTGGTCACCCACGCTGGCAGTGGTGGGAGTGGTTTGCTGAACGAAGACGTTGATTGATTTGCCCGGCTCGCCCTGTGGGCCTTGAGGGCCAACACTGCCGCCGCCACCCGATGAGATCGGCTGCCAGCCTGTGCCGTCGAAGTAGTAGAGGTTGTGTGCCATTAGGGTCTTGGGTTGATGGAGAACTCGATCTTGCGTCGGTCGCGACCCGCCACGTTGGACACATCTTCAAGTGTGCAATCCAGTTTGGTGAACCCCTCCGCCCATGTCTTTGAGAAGGTGCGACCGACATAGCCATCTCGCGGAATCTGCACACACCGAAACATGAAGGCTTCTTCGGGGTCTTCGGGGGCACCGATGCGGGCTGTGAAGTCAACTACATATCCCGGCTTGTAGACGGCATCGCAGGCATAGAGGTAAGGCGGCTCTTCAGTGGAGGCTTCCTCCCAGACGAGATTCCACTCACCACCAACGAGGCTGTACATCTTCTTGGGAGTGACCCATGCACCACCAACAAGCACACCTTTCGGGGTGGCTTCTTTCCATGCACCGGAGTTGAGGACTTGTACGGTCATCAGTATTCAACCCACAGGGTTCCAGCGTTCAGTCCGGTGACAGCGGGGGCGGCACCACCAGCGGCTTGTGCGATCACTCGACCGTCCACATAGTCGCGCCTGACAGCCTCACCCGCAGCCGGTGGAGTGGTCGGCAGTTCGATCATGCCAGTGGCAGCGATCTTCCCCAGCACACTGCCGCGATTCAGTGAGCCACCACCGCTGCCAAACTGCACACCGGTGCCAGTGCCGGGAGTAACGAGGGGCACATAGTTCGTGATCTGGGCACCTGTCCACACCGTCAAGTTGCTGCCAGCCATGACAGCAACACCACCACCAGCAAGACTGAGTTTGTAGGTTCCAGCCGAATTGGTGGCGAAGGTTGCAGCAGTGCCAGCAACGATAGTGCCGGTCATGGTGCCGCCAGACAGAGGCAGATAGCCAGAGCCACCACCGGCAACAGAGATGGTGCCGTCAGCCGCGACCGTGACGCCGGAGCCGATCTTCACGCCGCCGAGTACAGTGGCGGTGGCGGGAACAATGGCAGCATCAGCACCGGCGGGGCCAGCGGGGCCAGTGTCGCCCTTGATGCCCTGCGGGCCAGCCACGCCCTGCGGGCCTTGCACCGGGCCAGAGTCTTGCCATGCAGCCTTCACCTCATCCCAGACAAAACCCCTAGCGGGCTCGGGAGTCGAGACAACATAGAGATCGCCTTGCGTGGCAGTTGCGGGAAGGTCGCCTTGAGCATCGACCGTGCCTGCGTATCGGATGCCAAGACCCGGCGGGCCTTGAATCCCGTCCACGCCTTGAACGCCCGGCGGGCCTTGAATCCCGTCCACGCCTTGAACGCCCTGCGGGCCAGCCGGGCCAGCCGCACCGGGCAAGCCTTGAGGAATCTTGAATGACAGAGATGCCTTGTTCTCGTTCCCGACATTGATCACTGAGGCTGGAAGTCCAGCACCAATCGTGATCGTTTCAGCCACTTCGATTGTGGCAGCAAGGCCCGGTTCGCCCTGCGGGCCGGGCTCACCCTCGCCCGGTGAACCCGGAGGGGCAGTGCCGTTCGGCTGAATCCACAAGTCGCCCACCGCCGCCACTCCTGTCGGCTCGGTGTCGGAGACGATGTGCGCCGAGTCGGAGCCGCCGCCACCAGAGGAGACCGGGAGCCAAGCCGTGCCCGACCAGTAGTACATGCAAGCCATTACTTCTTGTCCTCGATGATGTGGTGGTTAGAGAGAATCACTAGTAAGCCGCCTTCCAGCGAATGCCAGAAAATGCCGCCTCGCTTGAACGTGCGCCGGGACTACACGAGATGTTGCGGTCTTTGTTACTGACGGTGCAGTAGCCATAGGTAACGGCAGACCCAACGAGCCGCATGGCAAGCGGATAGTTCGCCTCAAGTTCCGCCAGCGGAAACTGTGGCGGCAGTCGCAGCGGCACCCACGCGCCGCTGCCAGCATTGAACGACAGAGTCCCCTTGAGTTCTATGAACCCACCGATCATCCGCGCTTGAATCTCGGTAGAGACAGACTCCTTCGCCCCATCCATGCGAATCATCCATGTCCAATCAATGTCTGGCGGCGGTTGCTTCGTGCCGCCTGCAAGCATCAACTTCACCTCATCCAGCACCGACTGCTTGAATTCCGCTAGGGCCGGGTTGTTGATCGACGGTGAGCCGAGAGGGTTGATGGCAGCCAGCCGGTCATCAATCTGCTTGCGGGAGTACAGCATCAACGCCATCTGGTTATCGAAGTCCACCTTGCTGAAAGCCTGCTCGATCCGCATGAAGCGGTCATCGGTCTGCTTCTGCGTGTAAACGTCAGCCTTGTAGGCGAACTGGTTGATGTCCACAATCGTCAGGAACTTGCCGTCGCACTCAGCCTTCGTGTAGGTCTTCGCCTGCTCCGGGTATCGGGCATCTGCTTCGACCCGCGTGTAGATCGAGTCGAAGATGGTCTGCACTTGGCTGCGGAGGAGATCGACCGACTCCTTGCTGGCAGTTGTCGAGAGATCGACGGTCGGGGCACCCTTGCTCTCCATTGCATCCATGCGGGCCTTGATCGGTTCAAAGTCCGACCGCAGGGCTACATAGTCGTTAACTAAGCCAACGGTTAACACCAGCCGGGTGCCAAAGCCTTCCCCCGTGTCGGTGTAGGAAAGAGCGGCTGGGGGCGTGACTGTGCTGCCAAACCCATAGCCTACGGCAGTTATGGTTTTGGTGAGGAGGTTCTGGCTGCTGCTCTGTGCCTTCGCGTATGCAGTCAGGTCGGGAGCCACGATGTCAGACAGGTAGGCCACCGTGTTCTCGGGGCCACCCAGTTCCTGCGTGACGATGCGACCGCCACTGGCACCAATCGCATGGTCACTCAGGATGAAGTTCGTAGTTGTCAGCCCGTCCGCCTGAATCGTCTGGCCCTGAAGGGCGAGGGCTACGTTTGGCCCGGTGAAGTCCTCGCTCTTGAAGTATGCCGTCAGATCGACCGGGCCGACCTGAGAGATGATCTCCTCGATCTGTTCAGGCGTGAGTTGACCTGAGACAGCGGCAGCGATGGCTTCGTCGGTCTCGTTCTTCGTGTAGGTGGTCTTCTTGAGTTCAATGCACTTGGCTGCCAGTTCCCGAATAGCATCAGCGGCATTGTCTGAGGAAGATTGCAGGGGCACTAGGATGGCATCGATTTCCGGCTTCGTGTATGTGTCTTCCTTATCCGCCTTGTCTGCCAGAAAGACGTTTACGTCCTCCTTGACGTAGTAGTTGGAGGTGTCGCAGTCGCCGCCGGTCGGCAGTGCAGCCAGAAGGGCATCGACCTCCAGCGCCGTGTAGTAGGCATTCAGAACCGTCAGGTCACCGCTGGCGACCAACTTGAAGATGTCAACTATCTCTGGGTCGCCAAACGGCTGATCCAGCCTGTCGCCCCTTACCCGGAGCCACCTCCCGTCAGCGGCTTGCGTGACGATCATTGACGGGTTTTCGGGAGTGGGCAGGCCAGCCGAAGACTTGACGATCTGGGCGACCGACTTGACGGCACCAGTGATCGTGATGGTTGTCTGATACTCCCCGCGCAAGACGGCAACCAGCGAGCCGTTGTCGGGATAGTAATGCAACCCATTGGGCAGGACGGCAAAGGAGTCTTCCAACTCTTGCGGGGTTGGGTCACCGGAGAGCGGCACAGGGGGCGACCCAGCGTGGACAGTGATGGCAGGGTCGCCACCGGCAGGCAGGGCAGCCAGAAGTGCGTCGATCTCGGCGTCGGTGTACACCCCAACCAGCCCCTTCGGAACCGAGAGGGCATTGGGCTCAACGCGATATGGCTGCGGGCGAGTCGGTGCGGGCATTTCAGCGTTCCCAGAGTGGTAGGAGATAGGTCTTGCCAGCGACAACGACCGGGATTCCACCAACGGTCGATGGCTCAAAATAGACCTGACCGTCAGGGGATACCCCGATGTAGTCGCCAGCAAAAGTCTGGGTCGTGGGCGGGTCATCGAACGTGAACAGAGGAGCGGCCCGAAGGTCACTCGGAGCCTCAATCAGCGGCATGAGGTAGGTCACGCCGCCAACTGATACCGGCACTGCCCCAACCACTGGCGGTTCGTGGTACTCAAGCCCGTCAGGACTCAGGCCAATCGACAGACCGTTCGCCTGCTGCGTCACAGGCGGATCAACGTAGACCGGCGGATTCAGGTTGGAGAATGTCCCCGTGCCAGTGACGGTCGGGTCACAGGTCGGGTCGATCCAAAGAGAGCCCTCTGGGAACGCGCCGGTGGGCTCATCCTCAGAGACGAGAGTCGGGCTGCCCGTTCCAGACGAGACAACCTCCCAGCCCGTGCTTGTCCAGACGTAGAGCCGGAACTGCCCATCGGGCTGCGGCTCGATCCAGAGGTCGCCAATGCGGGCGGCGGTCGGCTCGGTGGCGCTCTCAAAGACGGTGACGCTCTCGCCCGGCAGACCGTCAGCACCGTCTGCGCCCGGTACGCCGGGTGCCCCGTCCACGCCCGGCGGGCCTTGAATCAAGCCAACCAAGTCCAGCACCGACTGCACGGTGATACGCTGCGTAGTGCCCGAATTGACGCCCGGCAAGAGCGTGGTGGCGGCGGCTACGCCAGCGGGCAGAGCGGATATGCGTGTGTCAGCCACTTAGGTGTTCGTTTCTTTTCTCAGCGGGAAGCCAGCCTCTGTCAGGATCAGGAACGAGTCTTCTTGCAGGATGCGGTAGGTCACTGGCGGCGGCGGGGGCAGGGGCGGCCCACCGCTGTCATCCGAACCGTTGATCAGGAGCCTCTGGTCTTGGGACATGCGTCACCCCGAAACGCAGAGGAAACCCTCACAGTCAACCCCAACGCCCACGATGTAGGTTGCGGCGAAAAGGGCACTCGGCAGTTCGACAGCGTTCCCGGCGGAAACGTCGCTCGTCACCGGGGCGTTCTTGGAGTCGAACATCGGGACGGCTGGCGAATCCGGGTCGTGGGTCACATGCCACTCGACCTTGCCAGCGCCCTCGGTGCAGACGAAAACGCCCGCCGCCGAAGCCGCGTAGGGGATGACCTGACTCGTAGCCAGATCGGCGGTCATCTTGACCGGGAAAGTTGCGCTGTTCCGCTCGATCCTTGCCATCAGGGCTCTCCATAGGGGGTCACCCTGTTTGTGGCCTTTTTGTCTGCGGAAACGGCAGGCTATTTGCCGGTCTTTTTCCAGTGCGGAACGTGCTTGTCCCAGACGATCTGCTTTGCGTCCCGCCGAGACATGCCGGGGTTTTTGGCCTGATAATCCTTGATCAGTTGCCGCTCCAGTTTCGGGTTGATCGGGACGCTCTTCGGGGGGGCCACCTCGGGGCTGTCGAAGTTGACGGCACCCCGGATACTCAGGCCACGATCCTTGCAGACCTTCTTGACCTCATCCACGCTGGACACCCACGCCCTCGGATCGCAGTGACCAGACTTGTTGGCGATGCCAGACATGTAGGTCTTGCCCGAGATGTTGATCCCGGCGGCGCGGGCCTCCCTGACCATTCGCTGGGCCTGTCGGGTCGGCAGTTTGTCGAGATCGCCGCCGCTGAGTTTTCCCTCCATCAGTGTACGGTCGGTGCCACGGGTGCCCGGCGGCTGCTGGAGAGCAACCATGATGGCGAACTTGTATCCTGACCCGTTTGCCATAGCCGACCGATAGATGCGTTTAGACTCCTGCGAGGCACCACGCAGTTCTGGCGGAAACTCCTCCACCCAGTGCTGCCCAAGACCTGCGGCATCGGCAATGTCGTTTATCAGTTCTTTGTCCATCGCTCCTCCATGAGTTTGGTAAAGGTGACGAAACAGAAGTCATCAGAGCCGCCGCGATCCAGATAGGCGGCTGCCCTTCGGAGCATCTCTGGAGAGTCCGAGAACAGTCCAAGGGCGGTGTTGCATTTCCGGCACAGAAGCCCACGGTAGTGGCCCGTCGCATGGTCGTGGTCTACAGCCAGACGCTCGTTGGTCTGGCACTTCTGCTTGCAGATCGAACACACACCACCCTGACGCTCAGAGGCAGCCTCGTACTGCTCCGGTATAAGGGCGAACTTTTTCCACAGGTCGTGGCGACGTTTACGCAGAGCCTCCTTCAGACGCCCAGCGTCCGACCTGTTTCCCTTTCTGGCTATCGCAGCCCTTGGGCTCACGCCACAGGCTCCGGTTGAGCGGCCCCACCGCCGCCCCTGCTCTCGGGCGCTGGAGGAGAGGAGGTAGCACCCGGTGACACCCCGGACGGTATCGGGGGAGCAGGTGGCGGCGGCGGGGGGAGGAGCATCCCAGAGGCGTCGAAGTCGTTGACATCGGCCCAGTACGAGAGAAGCGTGTTGAAGGGCTGCACGTTGCCAGAGGCAGCGACCTGCTGGAGCATTGGCCCCAGAACCTGAAGCGCCTCGTTGGCCTGCTGAATGCGTGTGCCCTTGTTCGGCTTGCGTGTCGTGCCAGCCTCGACCCGGTAGTCAAACTCCCTCGCAACAGCAGAGACATCGGCGTCGGTGTTGCTTGCGAGTTGCCTGTCCCACGCCTCGGCACCAAGGGGGCCAAGGACAGACGCCACATCGGTGCCCCGCAGCAGCCACCGGGCAGCCATCGCCTCCTTGCGGGCAATCTGCGTCTGCCAGTTCTCGACCTGCTCCGCCATGTCATCGGGGCGGATGCTGATCTGGTCGGACTTGACCTGTGCCTCTGTGGCAGATCGCAGGCTCGCCCGAGTGAGACCGTAAGTGAGTTCGGTGAGCCCAACCCGCTTGTCGAACAACTCGATGGCGGCGTTGCAAATCTGCCAGATGTCCTGAGAAACGCCGGGCTGCTGGAAGATGCTGATGATCTCGTTGACGTTCCGACCGAGAGCCTCGCTGATCTCCACGATCTTGAAGCCACACTCGGAGGGGGCGAGTATCTGCTGCTTGAGGTCTTGATCGGCAGCCTTGGAGACGCCAATCAGCGTCTCGCAACTGATGCTGATCCTCTGTGCGAGGAACGACATGCACCAATTCACGAATCTCAATTCGCTAATACCCGGTTTGATGTGGGAGATGGGCCAGAGCGAGTTGGGCTTGCGGTGGAAGGCAATCATCGAGAAGGGCCAGCCGCCACGATCCGCCCAGAAAGGAATGGGCCATGCCGCCCGGGCCCGCATGCTCTGAGGGACTCCATCCTGATCAGGCTGCTCGTTCAGTACGCTCGGAGGGACGTTGAGCGGGTACTCCAGCCCCTCCGCCACGACGATGTAGGCGTAGTCGCCAAGCGGATCGAACAGTCCGCGATCCTCTTTCTTGGCACTCTTGAGGCGATCACCAAATCCGCACTTCGACCAAATCTTGTAGTAGCAGACGATCTCGTTAGTCTTGCCAGCCCGACGCTTGTTGTTGTTCGGGTTGGTGGTGTTGTTCGGGTCGGTGTCGCCAGCCCTCGCCTGCTCGTCGAACGACTCAAGGTGCTTGCGGAGATCGTCTCTCGTCAGGCCATACTGGCGAGCAACCATGTCGATTGGGGCGTAGCACCGCTTGGCACACCAAGTGATCTCCTCGATGGTCTGGGCATCCGGGTCGAGCAGCAGGTTGTCCACGCTGTCCGAGAACGAGCCCACCGTCATCGTCGGCTCTGCGGGCGGGACGTTCGGATACTCCAGAGCCTCAGTCCAGAGAACTCCGCCCCCCTTGATAATGCCCTCATCGACCGCCAGCCTGCTGTGCAACTTCAGGTCGTTCTCAAGAGGCGTGAAGTTGAGGTACGCCTCAAGGAGTTTGGCCTGCGTCTGCTTGGCACTCTCCTGCATGCCCACAGCCTGCGAGGTCTGCATGTACATCTGAGCCGCAGGGTCGGGCATGGGCATGCCAGACATCGGGTCTACCGTCATCCCGTCTGGGCTGATCCCGAGAATGTCTGGCGGGATCACGGGGAACTTGCGGGGCGTTACAGTCCGGTTCGGGTTCCGGTTATAGATCACAGCGCCCAGCAACTTGACCGCTTCAAAAACACGGTTCACAGACATCCGAAACGCTGGCGCTGGAATGGGGCGGGACATGAGCCCCTGCCCCCTCCAGCCAGCATCGAAGAGATACTTCTGACCACCATCGAAGAACCGCATGGACTCGGCAGCGTCGGCGTCGAACACCCTCTTGGCCTTGCGGGCAGCCTCGATGTTCTTCAGCCAGTTGGCGGCGATACGACGCAGCGGCGAGTCTCCATCAAGCGTTGGCTGCTTGGGGGTGGGCTCTAGACCTGCGGAATAATCGTCGCCAATGTCGCTGGGCATGGGGTTCCTCCAACAGACCTTATGGCCTTAATCGCGGCCCTTGCCGCCATTTCGGGCCAGAAGTACCGTCAGTTGGGGCATCATCCCGTCGAGCCGCTTGAGCAGCGCGGCGGTTGGGTGCAGTTCCCACGAACCCCACTGCCGCCACGCGGGGTTGGTTTCCAGCCCCGGATCGTCGGCGTGGCGAACCGATGGCTTCTCAATCCACCCCTGATCAGGGCTGAAGACGAGGATCGAGACTGTGAACATCCCCGGTCGGCGGCAGATGTAGCCCACCCTCGGGTCGTTATGAATCGTCGGATTGTCGTGATACAGAACGCAATCACCGACAGAAACTTCCGGCGGAACGTACTGCTCAGACCCATTCTGCGATGCCAAGGTTGGCCTCCATGTCATTGGTGCGGTCACTCTCGGGGCCGAAATACACAACCGCCGACCCCTTCTCTCTCTGACTCTTTCGAGCCATATATGCATTGAACCACGGCGGAAGCGGATCGGTCTCCTTAAGATCGGGCTTGCGAAACACGAATTTTGGTTCGTAGGCGACGAGGTACTCCATCGTCTGGACAGCATGCACCTCGCCCCGTGTGTTCGGGGTGTCGGTGACCACGACCATGCCGTTCACCGTCGCGGTCTTCTTCCTGTAGCGGTTGATCTCCCGAATCAGGTTCGGGCATGTCCCCCGGAGGACGCGAAGTTTGGGCGTCCCGCTAGGGCGAATGTGCATCGCTGTACGCACGGCAGAGGTGCGGGCGGCAATGTCATCGCAACCGGCGATGAACCCAGACCCGGTCGTGGCGGAGCGTATGCCCCGATCCCGCAGTTGCTCTACATATTGCAGAACCACCTGCTTGCCAGAGCCGATGTCGGTGATCCTGCCACCGTGCATGTCGATGATGAACGCATTGAATGGCTGAGACCCGACCCTCTTGGCGAACTCCTCACCGAAGGTTCGGGCATTGGCCTGCCGCAGGTAGAGTTCGTCATAGATCAGGATCATCGAGTTGTCCGGTGGCACGGCGGCAAACACGGCAGCAGCCACCGTGTGCCCCGGATCGATGCTGGCGTAATGCGTCCAATCCTCGGGAATAGAGACCTTGTTGGGCAGGTCTTCCCGGTCGTAGCCATGCACTGACGAATGGAAGGTGGGGTACATCAGGACTGAGTCGGTGGTGAACTCGCCCTCGGCTCTCATGCGGAGGACTTCCTCCCCTTGAGCCGCCCACCGCTCGATCATCTTGGACTTCTCTTCCCCGTCGATGTACTCGTTGTCGAGGAATCGGAACACCCACTTCTTGATGGTCGGGTTTTCGACCCCACTCTCGGCAGCCCTGTCCGCTCGCTCGGACAGCCCCAGAAGGGAGTCCGACTTGCTGTGCGGCATGGCGGAGAAGACGAGCCGCCCCTTACGGTCGGCAAGTCGTGCCTGCAACTCGGGCAGGAACGAGTCATTCAGCAAGTCCTCGTCACACCATACGAGGTCGGCTTGAAATCCTTGGGGCGCTTCGCCTTCTGCCGAGAAGAAGAAGATGCGCCAGCCATTGTGCAACTCGATGTTGTTGCAGTAGCCCGCACTCTTCAGCATCCAAGAGGTGCTTTTGATCATCCGGGGCGGAAGGAGCGGTGGAGCGGGCTTCGTCTGTGCTTTGCGGTTAACGTCTCGCACCGGATCGAAAGCCCGCCACTCGCCGCTCTGTTCGTCCCTGATGATCTTGTACGCCCCTGCCCGCAGCAGGTAAGGCACCATCACCATCCCGATGTGCGACCAATTCCGACCGACGCAGGCAATGACTCCATCCCGCTCCGGGTACTTCTTATATGGGTCTTGACCAGTGGCGGCTCGGGCAATCTCCATTGCGGAAGAAAATGTCTTGCCGCTTCTGTTGCCGCCTATTACCAGACGCTCACTCACCGTCGAGGCGTGGAAATCGTCCTGCTTGGGGCTCGGGTGGTAGAGCCGCAACGCCTCGATCCGCCGCTCGCTGATTTCCCCCTGAAGTTCTAGGAGGCGATCACGGGAGTACTTCGACGCCTGCTGGACTGTCGGCAGGGGCTGCATGTTCCACCTCGGTGATGTGGCTGAGTCGAGGCACGACCGTGGCGGCGACCTCGATCAGGCGACCTTGGAGTTCGTTCTCCAGTTCTTCCTCGCTCCAGAACTGAAGGGGCTTCCGCGAGCCACCCTGATCGGCATTGGTCGTGACGAGCCGCGTGATCATCTCCAGCATCTTGGTGCGGGTGGCACTGCCCGGCTTGGACTCAAAGTACTGCTTGAGCAGGAGCGAGGAGAATCCATTCACGCCACCAAAGTGGCCCATGACGGTCTCAAGGAGTTCCGCAGAGTGCGGGATGTTCGATCCGCCCTTGCCCGCCGCCTCCAGCATTGCGTCTACGGCTCGGGTCTCCAGCGAACGCATCTTGGCTTCGCGGGCCTCCCGCTTGGCCTCCTGCCGCATCCGCTTCTTTGCACCCACGCAGGAGATGCAAAGAAGGTCTTGGCCTTTGTAGCGAGGAAAGTGCGTTGCCCCCCGTGGGCGAACTGTTCCGCACTCCTGACAGCACTGCTGGTTAGCGTCCATAAGTCAGCCTAGAAACCACACCGCAGGCGTCCCCACGGTGTGGCCCCGAGACCCGGCTTCCGCCGGGGTTATCGCCTACGCCTGATGAGTCCGCTGAGAGCGCCCTGCGGGGGCTGGTAGGTGCCACCAATCCGGTTGCCTTGGTGGTCGTGGATCGAGAGGTTGCCTTGAGCAAGACCGGGCGTCCCTTGACCCAACTGGAAACCGTTGCCCATGCCGCCGATAGCGTTGGCGACCTGCCCCGTGGCGGCTGCCTCTTGGGCGGCAACCATACTGGGCTGCTGGGCGGAAATCTGGCGGGTCATCGACTCGTTGTTCTGGAGGTTGCGTTCGTGCTGGAGTTGCCTGCCGCTAGCCCAGTTGCCCCAATCGCGGGCGTTATGCCCTGCGTCCAAATCGGCCCGCATGACATCCTCGCCCATCGAGTAAATCTGACCTTCGTGGGCGGCGTTGTAGTGCTGAACCTGCGAAGCACCCATGCCAAACCCGGTCGGGTTGCCAGCGTCCTCGGCCCGACGCAAGGCCATGAGGGCTTCCAAGCGCCTCTGCTCATGACCACGCTGCATGCCGTCATAAAGCATCTGCTTGCGGGCGTAGCCAGACTCAAGGTCTTGATCGAGGTATCCCATAACTACCCTTCTAATTCGTGCCAGTGGGGGGTTTGGATGAACTGACTTTGCGCCGGGTTAGTGTCAAAACCCGCTCGGGTGTGGTAGCCCGTCATCTGGGCGCGAGGCAGGACATGCTGGTCGGGCAACTGAACGCCTGCGCGATACGCATTGAGGTAGTTGGAAAGAGACTGCACACGCCTCCCAATGCCAGTGATGGCAAGAGGGTTGCTCATAAGGGCGTCTGCGTACTCGGCTTGGGCTGCCTGAAGTTCTTGCCCTGCCTTGTAGGCTGCCGCTTCGCCGGGGTAGGCGAACTGGGCGCTGTCGGATACGTCCCAGCCATACGACGGGGCTTCATGGGTCAACTTGCTGGCATGCGCCAGTTGCTTCGGCGGCTTCTCCATCTCGGGAGGCTCAAGCGGCTTCTTGGGCTCCCCCGGCGGATCGGGCATCCTCGGCAGCGGGGCCAAAGTTGCCGCAGGCCCGTTCTTCACCTTCGGCTCGGGAGCCTTCGGTGCGAAGCCCTTATCCTTCGGCTCTTCTTTCCGAATGTGTTCGTCGGTTGGCATGTGTCAGCAAAGAGGGCGGTCAGGCGACTCTCGTCAGCCCGCCGCCCTCTGTGTCCGCTCCAGTGGTCAAGTGCTACTTGACGGTTTCCTTGAGGGCGTCCTTCTTCGCGTCGAACTTCTTGTTCTCGGAGAGATTGAAGTTCGCCCGCTTCTCAAGCCGCTTGGCCTTGAAGGCCCGCTTGGCTTCGTGCTTCTCGATCCGCCCGCTGCGCTTGGCAACGTGCTTCTGGTACTTCAGTTCCTTGCGATCCTCGGCGGGCTTCGTGTCAGCGAAGGCAGCGGTCGAGACGAGAGCAAGGAGAACGATCAGGGCAAGACGCATGACTGACCTCACGGGGTGGTGGTGGTGTCGGGGGCGGTGACCGGCACCGCATCGGTGGTGGTGTCGATTGGGGTGACATCGGCATCATCGTCGCCGCCGATCTTGGGCAGGGCGAAGTCCGTTGCCGCAGCCGGGGTCAGACGAACTCGGGTGCCCACCGGCTTCTGGGTCGGGCCAGCCACAACCAGCCAGCAGACCTCGTTCTCGGGAACGTCCTTGGTGAGGTACTCATCCACGACGCCCTTGTAGCCCGAGACGGTCGCCTCTTCGCCAGCGACGAGGTCGGCACCCGTGTCGTTGCGAACCGCCACGCAGGTCACGATCTCGTTGGAGAGAACGGAACCCGTGTGCGGGTCAACGTCGGTGAACTGCTTGGTCGTGAGAACCTGAGAGGCTCCCGTCTTGGTGGGATCGGTCTTCTCGATGGGATGATCCCACAGAACACCAAGAACCTCGCCGCGACCGAAACCGGGATCGAGTTGATATGACATCGTCTTTGCTTTCCTTGGGGGTTACTTGGCGGCGACCAGTTTGAAAAAGTTGCGAGGACTAACGAATCGCAGGTTGGCGAGAACAGAAGCACAGTACCTATAGGACTGATTCGTTTCGCTGTAATAGGGGCCTTCAGCCGTGATCAGCGAGCCTTCCATCGCATGCAGATACATGTTGCCGATGGAGAGCCCGTAGCCACAGCCCGTGGGCACCGCGTACTCGGTCGAGATTTCGACGCCATCCTGCTCGAAAACATCACCGAATCCGTAGGACTTCAGGCCCGCCGTCTTGGTGACGATGGCCCGCTCCTTGGAGTCGAGCCGGTTCATGTAGTCGATGTACATCCGACGATCCACCAGAACGAGGTCGATGGCGGATTCCTTCGTGTCGTTCCGCTTGGTCTGGTGGATCGCCTCGCGGACAGCCTCGACGCACTGATCCTTCCACGTTGCCGACTGTCCCTTGAAGTAGGACGAGTTGTAGGCACAGATGATCGGAGAGTAGTAGTCGTACTCAGGATCGCAGGCGACGTTGGGCCACGAACCCTTCTCCAACTGCGAGCCCGCCTCGGCACCCAGTTCGGTCGAGAGACCGGCGTAGGTGTCCTTGGGCCAGCAGAACGGATCGGCAGCGTTGTAGGCCCGCTTCGTACCATCGTTCACGTTGATGGTGCCGTCGTAGCCGAACATGGTGTCCAGCCCCTGAAACCGGAGTTCGTTGCCGACCTGATCGCCGTCAACGTAGACCTCGCGGGACAGGTGGGACTCCATCGACTCCTGAAGACGCTGGGCCATTTTGCCAGCGACGTTGATCAGAGCCTGCTGACCGCGATTTTCCAGCATCTCACGACGATAGATCGCGTCGGTGACCTGATAGCCGCGATAGTCGAGTTTCGCGGTCTTCCACAGGTTGTGGCGGGCGAACGTGCGAGGAGTTTCTCCATTGTTACCGCTCACGGGCTGCTGGCGAAATTTTACCTCCCATGAAAAGCCCCTTCCCGATTGATTGGTCAGGACGTTGCCGCTCGATTCAAGGGCGGCGTAGACCCGGTACTTGCGGAGGACGGCGATCTCTTCCTGCCGAAGGTAGTTGGTGATCGTCGTGCCAATTGCGCGAGCCCAATCAGTCTCTGTCGCCATGCGAGCGCTCCTTTGTGTGACCGACCTTTCAGATCAGTCGTTCGGTTTCCAGTGTCGATAACAGTTGTTCTTCAAACGTCCGACCCTTTGGAGCGGTGTCCGCAGGAGCCGGTTGAGCGCGATTGGCTGTCCGCGAAGCGGCCCGGCGGAGGTACTCCATGTTGGCTTCCGCCTGAGACTGCCTCGCCGGTTGCGGCGGGGCCACTGCCTCAAGCGACTGCTGGAATGCCTGTCGCTGTGCCTGACTTCCTTGAGCCTGCTGAACTTGAATCAGAAGGTCACGCTCGACCATCTGAAGGGCATAGTTCCATCTGGCTTCGGGTGAATCGATGCCATAGGCGGCTGCCTGTTCGATATACTTCTGGCAAGCAGCCCCCTCCGGTGAGACAATTTTTTTTGCCGGGTCGCTGTAGAGCCATCCCTTGTTCTGTTCTTCAAGGGTCTGGACGTACTGATTGCGGCCCGCTTCCTCCAGTTGTGACTTCACAATCTGCTGGGCCTGCTCGCGGGCAAACCGCTCGATCACCGGGGCGAGAGTCTGCTCCGGGTTTGAGAGAAAGTCGTTGGCGAACTTGCTCTTGTAGTCGAAGAACTCGGTGATGGCATGGCGGGCATCGAGGGGCGTATCCGGGTGGATCGTGTCCCTGCCCTGCTCATCTTTGACGATGTACTTCTTGTAGGCGTCCCGCAGTTCCGGCGGGTTCCACCACTTCTTGGGAGCCTCGGCAGCAGCGGGAGCAGGAACAGGAGCCTGCGGGGCGGGAGCGTTCTGGGCGAGCCGCCACTTCTCAAACTCGGGGCGGTTCTTGAGGTACTCCTGTGCGACCGGCATGATCTGCTGGTACTGCTGGAGGGCGTGGCTGGCCTGCTTCTCTCGCTCCAGAGCCATGTAGAGACGCTGGGCAATGGCCCTATCGTCCTGCACGTTCTGGAACTCGGGCAGCGAGCGGAACGCTGACCAGACCGTCTGCTCGGGCTGCGGAGCCTCGGGTGCCTCGACTTCCGGCTCGATCTCGTCGGGAACGTCAGCCTCGGGTGCGTCGTTCTCGGGGATATCGTCTTCGATCAGTTCTTCGTCGCTCATGGCTTGGGTCTCGGGGGGTGGTGTTGCTCAGTTGCCGCCTGTGAAGACGGTTGTCCAGTAAATGCTGCCGTTGGGAGCCCGCACGGCACCGACGCCGATCTCACGGTGAGACGGTGTCATCCAGTTCCGGTAGTGACCGGGGGACTTCAGCCAAGCCTGCGAGACAGACTCGGGATTGGGCTGCCCCACGGCAACATTTTCGGCGTATGGCCCGCCGCTGTGGTACATGCGTCTGTGCTTGGCCTGCGTGTTGCTCCACGAACGAGCAAAGTCCATCAGCCGCTGGCTCACTCGCAGAGGGGCAAGCCCTCTTGCCTGCCGCTCTCGGTTGTGGATGTCGATCACTCGGTTCTCAAACTCGCTGCCGACGTAGACCCGCTTGCAGGTCGTGCCGTTGCACTCAGTGCGATAGAGCCGGTTCGGCTCTTGAGCGTTCGCGAAGCCAGACAGGGCCAAAATCAACAGGGGCGCGGAATACCACCGCATGTGCATCTCCTTATCTCGGGTTAGGGCTGCGTAGGGCTTATGGCCCGGCAAGCCATAAGAACGACAGGAGAAAAAGATGAGCGAGCCGAACGTCACTGCGTTGATGAACTGGATGCTTGGGGGCGACACAGCCCAGAGCGACCTGCGAAGGAAGTCGGAGGCGGAGCATGCCGTGGCACAACGTCTCGCCCCGGTGATGCAGAAGTGGGTTCCTGAAAGCGACCCACAAGAGGCAGTCGATACCCTGCTTGTCCGCTCGCCTGAGTTCGCGGAAGACCGGAACGCACTGCTCGGCTTGATCGATCAGCGGATGAAAAGCGCCGCTAGCATGCCAGTGCCCAGAGGCATCTCGCCATCGGAGCGGCAGCAGATTGCCGACCAGACGGGATCGGGATGGTACGCCCTTGGCCCCGGCGATCAGCAGCGGTATGAGGTTCTGCGGGACAGCAATCTGGTGCGGGCTGCCGCTGGAGTCAGAGTGGCCCCGTCAATCGAAGACCTCGCCTCGGGGAAACTGGACAACACCCCCGTCCAGTATGGGACTTCGCCCTTGAGCGGATTGCTGGGGTATTCAGTAGACCCACGCATTGCACAGCAATCCAGAGACTCAGCCATGTCGCTGTCAGCCCGCATGCACCAGCAGGCGGATGAGAGCCCGACGAAGCATGCGAGTTTGGTTCACAACTACTACCCGCAGACCTCGCCTTTCCCAAATTTCTCTGAGGATGGCGGCGTGAACGGTAGTGCCGCGAACTTCCTCACCGCAGGCGGCGACTCGCTCATCGGTCGAAGTCTGATGAACTGGAGCATGATGGAGAACGCAGCCGGGCGGGCTGTCAGGAAAGACAATACGCCCATGTGGGGCTTGCTGGGAACCGCCAAGGACTTGGTCAGGGGCGTCGTGAACTACCCCGGTGCGTTGATGGACGAGTCCACCTACACGGCATCCCTCATGGACTCGACATCCCCAAGCCCAAAGGTGCCAGACGGGATCGGGGATCAGCGGCACAACTTCATCAACGCCCGTGCCGCCGCCACGCAGATGGCTGCCAAGCCGACTGCGATGGATTACGCACACTCGCAGGGCAGGTCGATGAGCCCTGCATGGGAGTTCTTCAACGACTTCAAGTACATTCCGCTCGACCCCGGCACTGTCTTGCTAGGTGGCGTCGGGCCAATGGCCTACAAGACAGGCATGTCGGCGGCGAAGGGTGGGCTGCTCGCCGGGCTCAAGACCGCTCGGGCTATGGCCCCCGCAGTCGCAAAGCGGGTGGCTCTCGATGAGACCATCTGGGAGCCGACGAATGCCTTGGCTGCGTCTGCTGCGTTCCCGTGGGGCAGCAACGCCCTCACGCCCGTCCGACCGAAGCCCGGCGACCGGCAGCGTTTCATCGATGACGAGAAGGCGCGGCAGGAGGGACTGAGGGCACTACGAGTTCAAGAGGGGATGCTCGATGGGGGTTATTGATCGTGCCGTCCGCAACCTAGCCCAGCCGCTGGATGTCATCGAAGGGGACTTCTCTCAACCCCTCGATGTCGTTCGGAAAGCCCTCAAGGCTGCGGGGCAAGGCGAAGCCCCAGTGACCACGTTTCGGCAAGCCATTGCCCCGTGGTACGCCAACATCGACGGCGGCGTAGATGCCGCCATTGATGCAAGCGTGGACAATATCCGCCAAAAGGGGCTCCCCGGTCAGTACGGGGTGAACGACAGGTACGGGGCGTTTTCGCAGTCGGACGCTGACGCACCGATTCGGGTGATCTCCGACTATCGATTCAGCGATCCCCTAGAGCCCACGACTGTCGCTCACTACGACAGGATGCCTAACGGTGGTAAGCGGATCGTCTTGAACCACGATGTGGTCAACCCAGACAGCCCCATGACGATTGGGCACGAATCCACGCATGCTGGCCTCCTGAGTGATCCGCTGAAGCAGTTGGAGGCTTCAGTGCCGCCGTGGGGCGTGGGCGACATCAACACTGAGGCTCGGAGAGCCGCAGCCGCGAACATTCCACTTTCTGGGAAGGGCAGAAAGTACGGCAAGGGCCAGAAGGAACTGACCGACTACCTGTTTGAGCGGCAGGAGGTCGATCCACGGCTCGCAGAGGTTCGCCGGGTGTACGCCCTTGAGATGGGCAGGCTCCCCAAGACGCCAGAGGAATTTGCTCGGGCGTGGAACTGGTATCGGGTCGCTGGGTTGCAGAGACTCCAGAACACCGGCTACCAGCCAACCATGAGCCTGCTGGCGTACCGGATGTACAACTCCCTTCCCGACCAACTCAAAGAGGTTCTCTTCAGGCGTGGGGTTCAGGTGCCATCGGTCATGGCGGCGGGTGCTTTGTCGGGGCTAACCAAGAACCCGCAGCAGCCTGCGGAAGAGTTCTGAGCAGTCAGCATCCCCGATGGTGTTGGCGGCGAACCGGAGTAAGTCCCGGTCACGCTCGGAGAGGTGTGGCGAACTACCGAAGTTCTCTCGGCAGTTCAGCCTCTCCAGAAGCCCGTGCAGCACCGACGCGATCCGGTTGCACTCCTGATCGTCTTCGGCGGCGTAACTGTCTCGCAGATCGCGCAGGACTCGCCGCTCCTCGTCGGTGGGGTGTAACGAATGCTCTGCCCAAATTTCTTTTGGCAGAGGTTTTGTAACGCAGCGCAGCCGCTCAATCTCCCTCGCCGCCTCGTCCATGATGTCTTGAGCCGACGCCGCCTGTGGAGCGTGGCACCATGTGGTGAGGCGGGCGGTGATGTCTGTGCCTGCGGCATGTTCTACGGGTTCACTCATTTCAGCCTCTCCAGCAGCGAGCGGAGCGTGTCGCGGGCTTGAACCAGAGAAACTACACCCTTCTCTGTCCACTTGCCCCCCTCCAAATCTCCCTCTTGCATGTACTCGTCCTGCTTCTGTCGCCCCCTGCGGACTGTCTCCGCAAGATTCATACACGCAATATCCACAGCCTCACGCTCCTCGTCGGTGAGCCTCTTAACCTCTTCCTCAAGGTCGGGCAGTCGGACGTACAGCGGGCCATCGGTGCCGACAAAGGCACCAAGGGTGTTGAACGAGAGGAACTCATCGGCACCCTCCGCGTCCATGCCGTCCCGCTCCATCAGGACTCGGAGGCACTTGTTGTAGTCGTAGACCGCCCGAATCGGGTCGTGGTGGTTGAGGGTGTAGCCGATCAGGGCGTCCTCAAGACCCACAGCCAGCAGGGCAAACGGGTTCAATTCAGCGAGGTCTTCCTTGATCTCGTCAAACATCAGGCCAGCCAGCCTTTCGTAGAAGTTCCCTCAGTCTCTCGACTTCCTTGCGGAGACGCTCTATCTCCCGCCGCATCGAATCCTCGGATGTGCCGCTCAATCGAGACCTCTAACCACATGGGGATCGCGTTGGTGCCCAAAACCACTGAGGCACCGAGAAGGCAAAGGAGGCGAGCCGTGTCGGCGTCTATGCCGCATGAGGGCTGCTTGAGCAAAGTCCTCAAAAAGGTCAGTTCCTTCTGACGCACGGCTCACCTCCCCCACAGGAGTCCTAGAAGGGCGAAGTCCACTCCGCCTCGGGATCAGCGTTCTTCGGCTTGGCACCACGCGGCGGGAACCGCAGCGAGAGCCCGACCTCGTTGGCGAGCATCGTCAGCGACTGCCGCTCGACGCCATCCTTTTCGTACTTCTCCAGTTCCAGCCTGCCGGTCACCACGACACGCTGGCCCTTGTCAGCCTTGGCAGCCACCTCGGCAGCCATCTCATCGAAGCAGAGGACAGAGACCCACGTTGTGGTGCCCTCTTCCCCCTGCTTGGACTTGTAGGTCGATGCCACCGAGAACCGGCACATCACCTTCCCGGTCTTGGTCTCACGAAGTTCGGGCTTCTGGCCCACGTTGCCGACCACTGTCGCCTCGATCATTGCTCTCTCCTCTGGGTGTCACGGGCTCTCGCGTCCCGTTCTCACCCAGCCTACGAGTGAGGTCAACAGATCGACGGTCAAAAATTCTTGCGAGGATGAAATCACGCACAGCCATGAGCCAGAGGATGGCGATGGCGAAGATGGCAAGGGAAATGCTCGACGGCTCCGCAGGGGCTGCGGGCTCGATCACAGGAGGGCGGAACTCCGACCAGCCCATGCCCAGCGGATAGAGCAACGAGTGCGACTTGGCGTCCACCGACTCTGGGAGCCATGCGTTGGGGTCACCGAACGGCTGGCTGCCGGTGAAGAGGTCATACGGGTCTCCGAAGTAGCGACGGTCGCGATCAAGCGGCTCAGAGGAACTCGATGAGTTCACTGAGGGCATCGTCCTGCTCGTCCCACTCTTCTGCGTACTCCATGTCTCCTCCATGCCAATGTTGTGGAGAGAGGGTGGCGAAGACGGGCATGCCTCTGTGAGGCTCTAGGATGCGATTAGACGGGCGTTCAGGTCTGGGGAGGGTAAGTGAACGCCTGTTCAGCAATCGGGCTTTTGGCGGGCAGCGAGAGGGCTTGGTTTAGATGCGCTGCGGCGATGAGGTTTTTTGGGGAAAAATAGCGAGGGCGAGCGTTATATGGGGGCCGATGCGGCGGGGGGCCGGGCCGGGGGTCGGACGCAACTCGCGGCGGGGCAAGGACTTCCGCACGACCGCAACGGAACGCGGGGCCGAATGTGCGTACCGCGATCCCAAAGTCTCTCGCTTGGTTTATGTCCCAGCGAAGACCCAAACCGTCATCCATTTTCGACCAGCCATCGCGGCCCGTGTCACCACGACCCCGCACAAGGTTTATGGCAAGACCGTCGCAGCATGCGACAAGCCTAGTGGGCTTTTGGGATTGGCTGATTGTTCTGTGAGACCCAAACACCCAAACAGGAGAACACCACCATGCGATTCCTTCTCGTCACCGTTGAGCATCAGACCCACAGCGTCCGCCGATACGTCTGCAACCTCTCCCAACTGCTCGACCACATTCAACAGCATTGGAGTGGAACGTGGAGCGACGATGTGATCGAGCATTGTGTGTCTCCGACGCTCCGCAGTCTCGCCGTCGGGGAACAGCATGCTTCGATGAAGTATTGCAGGGGCGGCGAGGACTACACCGACAAGATCATCTCCTTGGGCTGCCTCGACGCCCTCTGCGATGCCGCCGCCGAGGGCGGCATGATCGAGGTGAATCGCGGCGGGCATGAGGTCGTTGCCCGCCCCCGCTGATTCGTTCATTCGGCTGATTGTTTTGCACACCCCGACAGCCCGCAGCGTGGAGCGTTTCCATGCTGCGGGCTGTCGCGTTTCATGGAGGCTCACATGGGCTACGCTCCCAAGTTCTCGAATCAACGTGCCCTCGATCTGGCATGGCAGTGCATGCGGGCTGAAACGCTCGATGATGCACTGGCATGCATCGAGGCTGTCGCTCTCACTCTGCCGATCACACTGCCCGGTGCATCGCAGAAGAAGAGGAATCGCAAGGCTGCCCGCCGTGCCGGTTCCGCTACCCCTCGGGGATGGCGTGAAGAGATGCTGCGGTTCGTCCAGTGCATGCGGGACGGCGGTCTGCCGTTCGCCATCTTCGCCATGCATGGCAACATGAAATTGCCGTTCGTGGCGTTCTCGGCGTTGCCCATCGTCACATGCCCAGGTGCGGGCGATTGTGCCAAGTGGTGCTACTCCAAGAAAGCATGGCGGACGCCCGGCGGCTATCTGCGGCAACTCATGAATACCCTGCTGCTGCGGTTCAATCGGCGGGCGATCATCGACGCATTCAAGGTGCTGCCCGTGGACATCACGTTCCGGCTGTACGTTGACGGCGATTTCGATTCCCTCTCGACCATGCAATTCTGGTGGAACATGCTCCGCCAGCGGCCCGACGTTCTGTGCTACGGGTACTCCAAGTCGTGGGGGCTGTTCATGGATTGGCATGCCACGGGTGCCGCGTTCCCCGACAACTACGTTCTAAACGTGTCGAGCGGATCGATCTACGACGGCGATGCCGAATTCATGGAGAAGATGCTCGGTCTGCCCGTGACCCGTGAGCGGTTTCTGTCGGTGTACATCGACAAGAAGTTCATGCGGAAGGCCAAGGGCTACGACCGCTACGACGATCCTGAGTATCACCGGGCGGTGCGTGAAGCCGCTCGGGCTCTGGGCTACGAGCGGGCATTGTCCTGCTCGGGCAAGTGCGGTGCCTGCGTGACGCACAAGGGCGAGAACGCCCATGCATGCGGTGCGAAGAAAGCCGATGGCACGTTCGTCTTCCCCGGAGTGGTGGCTATCGGCTGCCATTGATCCGTTCGGCTGATTGGTTCGGACACACACACTGCGGCAGGCCACGGCTGGGCGTTCCAGTTCGTGGCCTGTCGCGTTTCAGGAGGTTCACCACATGATCGACACGATCAACAGGATTCCCACCGTCACCACCGTCACCACCGAGAAGAAGTCTCGGCGTCGGAAGACGCAGCCCCCCCGCACCACCATCCGGCGGCGTGACGGTCTGGCCCGCTGGTGCCTGCTCTACGTCACCGTTTCGGCGGTGCTGTCGATGGCACTGAATGCGTGGGCGGGATCGCGGCATGCCCCGGAGGGTTTGCAGTGGGCGGCGGTCGTGCTGGGTGCCGTCATCCCGCTGCTCGTCCTGCTGCTGGGCAAGGTGGCGGGGCTGACCCATCGGCGGCGGCACTACAGCCTCGCTCGCATCACCGGGGCCATCGGCGTGGCTGTGCTGATGCTCTCGATTGCCCACTGCTACGAGGCAATCGCCGCCTTAACGGGGTGCCATGCAGCGGTGGCTGTGCTGCTGGCCCTCGGCATCGACGCAGGGATGGTGGCATGCGAGGTCACCTCGGTGGTGATCAGCGACTGATCGGCTGATTGATCTGAACACCCATTGCAGCGGCCCCGGCTGGAGCGTTTCCCGCCGGGGTCGCTGCGTTTTCGGAGGCTCCCCAATGAAATCGATGACCCTCGACTACATCGCTCGTGCCAATGCCACTGCCCGTAGTGCTGGTGCCGTTGGTGCCCGCGCTCTTGTCCCCCGTGTCGTGATCGACCTGCTACACGCCGATTCTGTCGGCAACCGCATCGGGTTCCACAACATCCTCAACTTCGGTGCCGGGAAGCCGGGGAAGGACGGGCACTTCCTGCATTCGGAGATGATCCGCAAGGCTCACCCCGAGGCGAAGGTTCACGAGTACGACTTCGGCAAGAACTACACGGGGCTGATCATCCACCCCGGTGAGTACGACCTCGTCTTCGCATCGAACGTGATGAACGTGCAGTCTTCGGTGGCGATGATGCGTGAAACGCTCAAACAGATCGGACGTGCCGTGCGTGACGGCGGCATGGTGATCCTCAATCACCCGTCCAGCCCACGCCACCACGCGGGCAGCGACTACGAGGTGTACGAACTGTGCCGCAGCGCGCTCGGCGTGCCCATGCACAGTGCGATGAAGGTGGGCGGCACCAAGTCCTCCCCGGTCTGGATGTTTCGGGACTGCCGTCCGCGTGGCTGATTGGTTTGACGGGTTCGATTCACACCCTCCAAAGGAGACTGACGATGACGAAAGCAACGAGCATCCTGACCAGCAAGATCATGAAGCAGGCCAAGGCGTTCAGCGATGCCCGGTCTGAGTTCGATGAGAATTTCATGGACTTCAAGCGTGGCGTCCCTCCCATGCAGCCGGAACACTTCTGGCATGTGGTCGTGCGGTTCCGCGAGGTGCTGCTCGACACGATGACGCATCGGAAGGAGGGCTACGTTGAGGCGGCGGCGGACGAGTTCTTCAGGTGTGCCGTGGTGGGTGGTGGCGATTTCGCGGCGGCGGTTCACTTCGCCCTGTCGTGGTCGCACTACACGCGCAAGGCATACGCCGCCTGCGAGAAGGCTCGGTTCTCATTCGACCGGGGCGATGACAGTTTCGGTGATCTGATGGATGCCCTTCCGCTGATGGGCCAGACGCTCAACCTGAAGTTGTGCCTCGGCAGCGTCGAATCGTTGGCTGAGTTCAACGAGATCGTCGCCGCCACCTGCGATGAGGCGGGGCGGGTGCTGGAACAGGTCGTGCTGCGTGGCGAGAACTACTTCGCAATGTCGCTGGAAGATGCGGCACAGAAGTGGGTGGTGCTGGAGGCAAAGCGTTCGTGATTGGCTGATTGTTCTGGATCGATTCAACCCCAACAGGAAAGGATGATGCAATGGCGAAGCGTTCAACGTATGACGTTAGCGATGCGATGGTCGAGAGGTTCGTGAAGTGGACGAAGACTGAGGCGTTCACAGAAGTCGGCGTGTACCGGCAGATTGATGCAATCCGCCAGTGGATGCGGGAGGACGGGTTCGTTGGCAAGAACCCGCTGATCGCCATGCTGCGTGAGTTGCACCGGCAAGTGCAACTTTGCAACGGGGATCGCTGGGTTCACTGGCTCGTTGAGCGGGTGACCGACTGCATCGAGCGGGACTACGAGCGGCACCGCGAGGTGGCTGACGCTGCCCGCACCCTACTGCGTTCGATGACCGACGAGGTGGACTCCATCGTGAAGGGAGGTGAGTGATGCTGAGTTGGAGGCGGCGGTACTACATCGGCTCGGATCGACGCTGGTGGGAGGCGGATGCTGGAGGTGGCGTGACCTATGCCCTCCGACCGGCCCCCTTCAAGGGCTGGCAGGCGGCGAGGCATGAGGGCAACAAGGCGATCTACCCGCCGCTGGTCAAGACCAAGGCGGAGGCGGTAGCGTGGTGCGAGAGAGACCATGCGGAGCGGGCGATGGAGATCGTCGGCATCGCATGATTGGCTGATTGATTCGGAAGACACAACCAACAGCGACCCCGGCAGGTGCGTTACCTGACCGGGGTCGCTGTGTTTCTGGAGGACAACGAGATGAGCGAGCGAATGCCTGAAGGAAGGTACTACGTCGGTGATCTGTGCTATGTGCTGACCGACGCACAGTGGGACGAGTTGCTGAAACTCATGTACCCAATCCGAACCGGGCCCAATCGAAACAAATGTTTTGAGGGCAGGTTCGTTCTGAAGGGCGGCATCGAGGTGGCCTATCACGGCACCGCGTATGGCGACGGGATCTACGAGGACAACGAGGGTCGGGAGTACAGCGTTGACTCTGGAACCATCGGCTGCGTCAAGGCTTCGCACCTTGACCGAAAGACGAAGGCCAAGGTCAAGAAACTGGGGCAGATCGTGGACATCCCGTTCCCTTTTGTCAGCGAGAGCGAGGACGGGCAATTGAAGTTCGGCAACGTGACCATTGACACATCCGGGGAGGGCTAGTGATGGGCAAGACGCGAGACAAGTCGAGGTGGTGGATCACGACGAGCCCAAACATGGGCGGTTTCCACTGGTATGGGGGCACGAAGTTCGCCGTGACCCGCACCAAGTTGCTGTCGCGATGCGAGGCCAGCCTCTCCACTGAGGAGGGCTGGAAGAAGTTCGGTCGCATCGGCTGGAAGAGGGCGATCATGGGTGCCACCTACACCGTGCGTTGCATGCACGACCAGCCCGAGTGGCACATGCTCTGCTGGCGGGCAGACATTCGTGGCGTGGGCCTCGGCGGCAGGGTGATCGAGGTCGAGGTGATCGAGGGCTGTGGCACCATCCGCACCGTGGAGATGCGTGTCATGGAGCGAGCGGTCAAGGGCGTGAAGGTGAAGACCGTGTTCGTGAAGTACCTCTCTCGGGTCGATGAGTGCGGGGAGAGGCAGTCGAATTTCTGCCGGGGCTCCACCCTCCGCTCGGTTCAGCGGCAGGGCAAGGACATCGCGGCGAGTGCAGTGTTCTCGGCACTGCCGAGTTGCTGATTGGCTGATTGATTCGGATCGATCTGTTGACCTGTGTTGGACACTGGGATGCACCGTTGTGGTGCGTCCCTTTTTTATTGGCATCGCGTGATGCCTTTGTTTTCTTCACCTCCATCAAGGAGTTTTCCCATGCGTTCTTTTTCCATCCCCCCGTCCGCCGATGGGGCTCTCGTCGTTCTGAACAGCGGTCGCTGCCGCAAGACGGTGTTCGACCGGGCGTTCATGTCCCTCGGTCTCAGCAAGTTGCTGCCCCGCCGGGAGAAGAGGGCGATGGCCCTCGGTCGTGCGATCAGGCAGCACCTCGGCAAGGCGGGGAAGAGGTCGAGGTGGGAGATCGTGCCGCTCGACCGGGCGGTGCTGGGTTTCGAGGTGCTGCGTGAGACCAAGGGGGTCGAGAGCAACACCCACGACTACCAGTTCACGGTCAAGGCGGACGCCAGCGACCGGGTCTCGGTCACCTTCGCGGGCCTGCCCATCACGGGTGGTCAGGAGATCGAGACGATCTACCGGGATCGGCTCGACTACTACGAGGCGTCCACCGTGGGCAGCCTGCTCGTCAGGGCCATGACCAAGGCGTGGTCGGCAACGTCGCTGCGTGACGGCGGCGGCGTGTACTTCCTCGCTGGTGGTCTGCTCCAGACGTTCACCGATCTGGCAAGGCAGATCGAGGAGGGGCCAGCGAACCCCGACTCGGAGGTGCGTCTGTCGGTGGCCCGGTTCCCGCTGCTGGACAACCCCGACATCGCTCGCGAGGCGGTGCGGGCGTTCACGGCGGAGGTCGCTGCGATGCGGTCGGAACTGGAGGCTGACCTGCTCGCCGGTCACGACATGACCAAGGGCGGCATCGCCCGCAGGAAGGATGACATCGAGAACGCGAAGCAGAAGATCGCTGCCTACCAGCAGATGTTCGGCGTCGGTCTGCATGAGGTCGCGATGGTGGTCGAGGCACTCGACACGAAGTTCGCGATGCTGGAACTGGCGGATATCTCCGCCTGATCTGGCGATTGGCTGATTGTTTTGCGGGGAGGGTGTTCCTCCCCGCTGGGTTCGATGGTTCCCACAGGAGTCTCTCACATGTTTGCGATTGTGTTCGATCACCCGATGCTTCCCGCCCTCATCGCTGCGATGGCGGGCGTCCCCGTCCTGCTCGTCGGCCCGCCGGGTGCGGGCAAGACGGCAACCATCAACGCGATGGCCCGCTCGCTGAAGCGTCGGTTCGTCACGCTGCTCGGGACGCAGTGTTCCCCGGAGGACATCGGCGGTCTGCCGGTGCCCGACAACGCGAAGGGTCTCTGCCGAATGCTGCCGATGGGCTGGGCGGAGGCTCTGTTCACTCCGGGTGGCCTGCTCTTCCTCGATGAACTGTGTGCGGTCGCACCTGCCGTGCAGGCAGCGTTCCTCACGCTGATTCAAGACCTGCGGGTCGGTGACTTCCACTTGTCGAGGGATACGGTGGTGATCGCGGCGACCAACCCGGCGGCGATCACGCCCAACGGGCAGCCGCTGTCCCTGCCCACGGTGAACAGGTTCTTCCACGCCCAGTGGCAGAAGGATAGGAAGGCGTGGCTGTCTGGTCTCCGCACCCTCAAGTGGGAAGACCCCGTGTTCCCGACCCTGCCCACCAACTGGGATCAGAGCGGCTGCGTCGAGCGGTGGGGTGGCCTGCTCGCTGACTTCCTGACGGCGTCGGACAACCTCGACTCCGTTGTTCCAGAGGATGACTCGCAGTGGGCGTACCCCACTGAACGGTCGTGGTCGAACGCTGTCCGCTGCCTCGCCGCCGCCGATGCATGCGGCTGCGACATGACGGTCGGCAGCAAGATGGTGCGGTCGATGGTCGAGGGCTGCGTTGGCGACAACGCCACGCTTCAGTTCGTGACATGGCGGGCTGCCAACGATCTGGTCAACCCCGTTGACCTGCTCGACGGCTTCGTCACGTTCGCCCACGACCCGGCTCGTCCCGACCGGACGATCACCGTGACGGGTGCGGTGATGGCGACCCTCTCGGGCAGGGACTTCAGCCCCGACCGATGGGATGCGGCGGCGAAGTTCCTCGCCACCGTGGGTGAGAGGGCGTCCCCCGAACTGGCACTCCGCCACACCGGGGAACTCCAGCGGATCGCCAGCGAGAAGGGCTACGCCCCCAAGGCTGCCGCCCTCAAGCCGCTGATCGAACTGAAGAAGCGAACGACGATTGGCTGATTGTTTCGGAACGACAACCAACAGAAAGGAGACTGCGATGGAACCGCGTGAGAAGGTGACCGCTTGGAAGATCGCATCCCGTTTGATCCTGCCGTATCTCGCGGCTCGGGTCTACGGCATGCCCACCTACGAGAGGAAGGGGCTGGGCACTGCGGCGGTGGACGCTCGGGGGAATCTCTACTTCGACCCGGCGTTTGCCGACCGCATCAGCACCCCGGCAGGTGCGTTCGTGATCCTGCATGAGGTGCTGCATGTGGTGCTGGGCCATGCCCGCATCGCTCGACGGGTGCTTGGCGAGAAGCCGACCGCCGAGAATGCACGGCTCTGGAATGTGGCCTGCGACTATGTCGTGAATGGAATCCTCAAGAAGTGGATCAGCGATGCACCGAGTGGCGTGATGGTGGCAGAGGATGACGGGTTCCCCTCGAACCTGTCAGCGACCGAGTACTACGAACTGCTGCGTCAGCAGCCTAACGATGAGGAGCAGAGCGATGACGATCAGTCCGAGTCAGATGCAGACGGTGATGACGATAGCGAGCAGGACGAGTCCGACGATGCCGGGGACGGGGACGAAGACGGGGATGGCGAAGGTGTTCCCTCCGAGAGCGAGGAGGAATCGAGCGAAGATGATGACGGCGATGGCGATGCCGACTCGCAGCCCGGCGAGGGCGACGATGAGGATGACGATGAAGGCGACGGTTCATCAGCGGGCGGTGACGATGATGCGGAGGATGGTGACGGTGGCAAGGGCGGGCCAGCAGCGGAGGGCGGAGATAGCCCTGACGATGGCGGGAATGAGGCAGACGTAGACCCGCCGGGCAGCAGCAGTGCTGACGGCATCCCTCGTTCATGGGAGGAGCCCGACTCGGGCACCGACGATGAGCGTGAGTGGGCTGCCGACAAGGACTTGGCGGAGAAGATCAAGGAGATCGAGGCTGGCTCGCCCGGCTCGATCCCCAGCCAACTGGTCGAGGCTCTCGACCTGCGGTTCACCCGGCAGGTTGACCCGTTCGATCTGCTCCTGTCCCGCATCTGCCGTGCGGTTGCGAGCCCGGTGGGCAGGCCCGACTTCACCCTGCGGCGGCTCTCTCGTCGCCAGCAGGAGGACGGGCCTCGCCTGCGTGGCGTGGTCAAGCAGACGCCATCTGCGGTGGTGGTGCTGGATACCTCGGGCTCGATGCAACTCGGGTATGAGAGCGAGTTGCGTGACCGTGCCCTCGGCGTGATCGAGAAGGGGGTGAAGCGTCTCGGACAGGTGACCGTGGTGCAGGGCGACACGCGAGTCCACTCTCGCGATGTCGTGAGGTCTGCGAAGGCGATGAAGGTGGGCCACGGTGGCGGCACCGACATGGGCGTGGTGCTGGAGGCATGCGAGCGGGAACTCAAGCCTGACTGCATGATCCTGATCACCGATGGCATCACGCCCTATCCCAAGCAGCGGCTGAAGTCGAGGGTGATCGTGGCTCTGGTCAGGCAGCGGGACGGGGCGTACCCGATCCCGTCGTGGATGCAGGTTTGTGAACTCGCAAAGAGGGGAGGCTGAGATGCGGCGGATAGACAGACCATCACTGGTCGCGGCTTACGATAAGACGCACCGGAAGATCGTAGGTACGACCGGGGCTGTCGAGGGGATTTGGCGGAGGCTCGGTCGGAAAGGTCTCAAGGCTGCGGTCACCAACCGCAAGGCAACTGGTGTGCTGGCGTCGTGGTGTCCAATCGTCATCGATCACGCCATGCAGTTGGACTCCGCGATGACCGGGTTCCGACGCCAGATGGGCGTGGATACGGAGGTCGGCATGCGGCGGGTGAACCCCTACGATTGGCGGTCGGAGTGGCCTTACGCAATGGCTGCCGCGACAGAGGGTAAGCAGGTGGTCGGCGGTGCGATGATCGTCCCGTGCTGGGGGTTCCTGCTCAAACGCAGATGCTCCCACGCCGCGTCGTTCGCGAAGCCGTGGCTGTGCGTCCGCCAGCCAGTGACCGATGGCGTGACGCTGACCGATGACATCGTCGCTGATCCACGGGAGATCAGGCTCGGTGACTGCGTGATGTTCGATTTGTCGCTGATGCACAGCCCCGCAGTTTTCTGGCAGGGCCAGCAGTATCGGGCGGTGCAGTTCGGCTCGGTCGATTGGGTGATCGATGCTGCTCGTAGCAGCGTCGTGTTCGGCGGTCTCCCTAGTGCATGAGGTGTGAGATGACTGAGTTCATTGAGGACGTTCGCTGGTTCGTGATGATGGTTCTGTCGCACGGCGTGATCTACTACATGCTGTGCCACAAGTCGCGGCATAGCATCCCCGTGGTGCTGCTCTGCCTGCTCGGCGGTGCGGCATGTGCCGGGGACTTGGATGTCCCGTTCCCTGACCTGCCGTGGAACTCGGCACCGCAGGAGGTGGCGACCCCGTGGTCGGGCTACTGGGCCGGGCAGTTGGACGGCAGGGAGGTTGTGCTTGGCCCGGCGGGAAGGGCGGCGTGGAAGTTCGATGATTACTACATCGACTCCAGAACTGGTGCGTTCGTCGGATACGACAACGACCAGTGGTGGGATCAGCGGATGGAGATGAAACGCCAGAGGCGGAGGGCCATGCGATGAGCGTCTGCTATTGCTACGGTCGGCACTCGACCAACAAGCAGAGTGCAACTGAGGAGGTGCAGCGGAAGGCATGCGAGGGCTACTGGCAGCAGACCCTCCAGCCCAAGGGCTACACCCTCGGCGGCTGGTACTACGATGCGGCGGTCTCGGGGAGCAAGGACTTCTCCGACCGCATCGAGGGTGCCAAGGTCTGGGTGCTGGCCCAGCCCGGTGATGTGATCGTGGTCAGCAAGTTGGATCGCATGTCCCGCTCCCTGCTGGGTGGCGTGAACACGCTCCAACTTCTGAAGGCCAAAGGCGTGGAGTTCGTAGCCCTCGACATCGGGTTCGACTCGACCACTGCGTTCGGTGAGTTCGGGCTGCATCTGATGCTGGCTCTGGCTCAGATGCAGCGGAGGTACGCCAGCGAACGGACTCGCGAGGTGATGGCGCTGAAGAAGTCGAAGGGAGTCCCGGTTGGTCGCAGGTGCGTGGAGATACCGTTCGGCTGGGCGAGGCACGGCACGGGCAAGGGCTCTTACCTACTGCCCGATCTGGAGGAGCGGTCACGCATCGACCAGATGGCTGGCTGGCTGGGCGAGGGGATGTCCCTCCAGAAGATCGCGACCAGAGCGGGGGACGCCCCCCTGTTCTGGAAGCGGTCGAACTCCAAGAGGTGGTCGTGGCGAACGGTGCGTGACGCGATCAAGGCGAGGGGCTACGGTTATCCGCAGTCGTTTGCCCGCTCGCGACACAGTCCGACAGGCGGCGTAGTGCCCGACGCAGTCGTGCCTTGACCGTCCGCCAATCCCTGCCGATCTGGCGACCGATAGCCAGCATCGAGTGACCCTCAAGAACGTGGGCTTCGACCAGCCTGCGTTCCTCATCCGGCAGGCAGGCTAGACACTCTAGTCCTGCCTGCCGGTGGGCCTGTGCCGGTGCCTCCGACATGGCCCTCTCTAACGAGACTCTCTCGTCAGCCCCCTCCCTGCTCCGCTGGTAGCGGCGCACCTCTTTGAGGAGGGCATGCCGCACCGCCGAACCGTAGTACGTCTGAGGCTGAGACTTCGCCGGGTCGTAGGTAAAGGACGCCTCGACCACAGCCATGCGGGCTGCGGAATCGAAGTCGCAGACCCTCGCCAACTTTCTATAACTCGGGCAGGACTTCAAGAACGAGCGGACGCAGACCCCGACAAACCGGACTGCGTCCTCGGCTCTGGCACTCTGCTCGGGCGTGAGTTGCCGCTGCGTGTATGGGCTCACGACTCACCGCATGTAGCGAGTCCACGATGCGTCACGCCACTCACGGGCACACATCTTTTCGTGGCAGAGGGTGCAGTAGAGGGGCCACTGGAGACGCCTCCCGGTGCTGCCCACCTGCACCGTCGCCGCTCGGGCATCACACCCCTGACAGGGGTTAGTGCCGCGATCTCCAGCCTCTAAGGCCAGACAGGCCACGACTCCCCTTTCCGGGGGCGGCGTCTCCTGCTGCTGGGTCTGCTTCCGAGAGCGGCTCGTATTCGATGACGCTCCGCGCTGCGACCGCCGTCGCGTAGGCTTGCCGCCACCGCGAGGCCCATTGCCAGACGCCATAGACTGCTCCTATCAAGGCGAGGATCAGGATGAGGCACACCAGTTCTGCGGTGCGGGAGCGAGCCTCGATCCGGTCGGGTAAGGGGGCGTCCCTGCCCCCGATCCAATCCAGCGGATGCGTGAACTTCCGACCAGTGTACATGCGACCACCCTGTGCTGCCCAACGGGGAATCCGTTCCCCCTATTTATGGACGGCACCTACGGGTGACGCTGCAAACCCCTCCCCTCGCCCATTCCCATGCGGTCGCGGACGTAGTCGGGCTGCATGTCGAGAGCCTCGCATGCCTCCTCAAAGGGGATTTGCGCATCGCCGCCAGCCACCCAACGCTCCGCCGACACCCGGTCGTAGTGCCGGTCGAGGGAGTACTTGTCGATGGCGTCTCGCACCGCAGAAGTTCGACGCAGCGACAGTGCAGCCTGAATCAGGACTGCCCCGCAGATGCGACGGTATCCCGCAGCCACCTCCGCCCGCGACAGGTGGCTCAGATCAACCGGGTCTGGGCATGGGACATCGTCAGTCATCGACGGCACCTCCCATCGCGGCGGCGGGCGGCTGGCAACCCGGCTGCCGCAGGTCGCGGTTCAGTTCGGGCCAGAGTTCCTCGGAGTGGATCGCGAACATCAGCCCCCAGCATGCGGCTGCGAGGTGATCCTCGTCGCGGTTCCCCTCCAGATAGGTGTAGACATGGGCCAGTGCGTGGTTCAGCAACACGCTGACCGCCAGACCCTTCTCGACGTTGAAGTCTCCGTACTTCTCAGCACCCAAGTGGGCTCGGGCAGCCACTCGGCGGAGCCCGATGGGAGAAAGAACGTCAAACCTCACGCCCTGCGCCGAACGCTGGGCACCCGTGCCGTAGGTTGCGATACCGTCCTTAACCTTCGACCGATGAAACAGAGCCATGAACTCTCTCCTCGCCCTGAACGAGAGCAGCGAACGGCAGCAGGGCTGACTGCCGAACACCGTGACGGGGGCCGTACCCCCAATCAACCTCCTCCGCCTTCTCAAGAAACTCCTCTCGCGTGATCCATCCGATCACATGCACCGTGGTCAGGTTCTCGGTCGCAGCCAGCACTGCGATGTCAGCCTTGAAGTCCTCACGCCGGTTGAAGTACAGCCACGTTTCTCCATGCAGAACCTTCCGGGTCTTGACCTGCACCGTCCGACCGTTGACTCGGAGGTCAGTGATCTTGTCATCGCCCGTCAGGCTGACGCTGTCATCCACCCTCGCACCGAGAAACCCGGCGACCACATACTCGCCCATCACCCCGACGAGGTGCGTTGCAAAGTCGCTCTCGTCATGCACACGCCGATTGCTGGCGACCGTCTTCGTGACGTTGCGTCGTTCCGCCAGCAGGGCACAGACAATCAGGTCAGTCGCTCTCAGGTTGCGGCGCATCCTTGCCCTCCCATCTGCGCTTCATCCCCAGATGCACACGCTCGGCAAAGTGATGGATGTCAGCGAGCCGGATGGTCAGCAGCCACTCGGTGCCGTTGCGGCGGTGGCAGACGGCTCCGATCTGGCCCGTCCTGCCTGCATCGTAGGCGACTCGATGCACAGCCTCATGGATGTTGAGCCGCTCGACACGTTTGCTCTCCCATAGGATCGTCGGCAGTTCGTTGACCACGATGTCGCCGTCCCCAGCAGAACCGCAGTACTGCTGTGTGCGCCTCGCCGTGTAGCCGAGTTCGCGGAAGACCTCGGCAAGTTCCCGCTCCCCGGCGGCTCCCTTCTGTCTGCTGCTCTTCACTGTCGTTGCCTTCCTTGGTCTAGAGGTGTGCGTTGGTGATTCGCTCGGTCGCGAAGGGGTCAGGGATGCGTAGTACGGGGTCGGCTGGCAACGACTTCCGATGCCGAAGAGCCGCCAGATATTCAAGATCAAGACCATCCTCTTGCTCTTTGCATTTCAGGATAAGGGCGAGGTCAACAGATCGACCGGGAATTCCGCCGTCGTGGTAGGCGTCGTGGTCGAGGTCGCACAGCATCAGTAGGTTCCGGTGGTCGTGCGGGTCTTTGCCTCGCCTGCCGCAGATGTGATGGACTTGCAGTTGCCGACGCCACTCACGCTTGTGCGCGGGCCAATGGCACACGGCACAGCGGTCGTGTGTGCTGGCGTACTCCGCCAGCCTGCGGTTCCGGCTCACTCCATCCACCCCCTGCCACTCAGTGACTCGGCGTAGGGCTGGCGGTCGAACTCGCGGCAGATGATCCTTGCTCGGGCGACGAGGACATCGAGGAACTCATCCAGTTCAGCGTGAGGGTAGGACGCTGGCTCACGCCGCTTGATCTGGTCGAGGGCATGCTGGCTGTAGACCAGCAACTCGACGCCGAACCGCTCGGTCTCCTGCCGATTCGCCAACCCGAGTTCGATGCGGGTCTTCGCCCCCGCCCAGTAGGCGACGGCTTCATCGAACGGGTACAGCGGGCAGTCCTGCCACCACTGCTGCGCGTCGATGAGGTAGGTCTTGTAGGTCTTGCCACGCAGTTCCCTTGGGATCGCCTCTGCAACGTGCGCGAGTTTAGTTTGTGACGGGATCGGGAACGTCCAGACATCTGCATCCCCGAGATAGAACCCGCGAACTCCCGGCTTACTGAGTTTGGAGTTAACGAAGTGCGTGGCTTCGTGAGCCAGCGTCACCTTGCAGCCATCAGGCCCGGCGGCTGCACGAATGTCCTCCGGTGGCAGGAGCGACAGCACATCTCGCAGCGTCTCGGGCTCCGCCGCAGGGCACATCGCGGCGAAAAGAAATCCCAGTGCGAATGCTAGGGCGATGATCGCCCACATGTCTCTAAGGTCTTGGCGTCTGCTCATCCATGAGTTCCTTCCAGATGTAGCCCGCCGCAAATCCAATCAGACCCGCTGTCGCGGCGAGCGAGCCGAACATCGCGATCAGAACGAGGGTCACCACTGTGCTATTCATCTCCCCACTCCTCATCGAGGGCATCCAGTTCCTCCTCCAGCGCGCTCGCTGCCTTGATCAACCACTGGCCCAGCGCCGCCACCTGATTCGGGTCGCTCATAAGGGCGATGGTCGATGCCGAGAGCATCACGCATGGCCCGGCGACCGGCAGCCCCATCAGGGCCACCTCCTTGGATCGCATGCCGCAGTCCTCGCCAACCAGATCGAGGACGCTGTCCCTGCCGTGGCGGTAGCAGGCCATGACCTCGACCGTCCCAGCCTCCCCGTCGCGAACCACGATCATCCCCTCAACGTCACGGCTCATGGCCTCTCCTTTTCCAGCGTGGTGAGTTCCCTCTTGATCGCCTTGACCAACCACTCGTTGCCGGGGCTCCGCTTCATCTGGGCGAGGTGCTTCTGGAGGTAACCCCTCGGCACAAGCCGGATCAGTTCGCCCTTGTACGGCCCCCACATGAGCCGTGCCCCCTGCCGCTTGGGCGTGACGGCGGTCGGCTTGGCGAACACATCCGCCGACCGCGAATCAAAGGTCACGCCGACCACGCACTCGCTCCGACGCTCCTTCTCTGCGATCATCTCGGCTCTCGCCCGCTCTGCCTCACGACGCTCCTCGTCGCGGGCCTCCTGCTGGAGTTCCGCCAGAGTCATGTCCTGCGCTTCTGTGCGGCGGATCAGAGCCTCGCGATACTTCTGCTTCTTTCGCGGAATCACCACATCGATGGCACTACACACCCGGTGGTAGCGGTGCGTGTCTGTGTAGTCGATGAGCAGGCAGTCGCTCTTCCTGCCCTGCTTGATCGCCAGCCGCCGCAGGTACTCGGTCGGCTGCTCGCAGTCCTTGGGGTCGGGGCGCAGGCCACGACCGACCGTCTGGATGTAGGCGGGCAGGCTGGCGATGGGTCGCAGTACATGTATCTCGCTGCATCGCTGGCTGTCCCAGCCCATGCGGAGGCATGCCACGTTGCAGATTAGTTTCGCCTCGCCGCCCTCAAACCTCGCAAGTTCCTCCTGCCTCTGGGCTGGGGACATACGGCTATGGACGAGGGCGGTCGGGATGCGATGCCGAGACTCAAGCAGCATGCGGCAGTCCTCGGCGTGGTCTATTGACGCACAGTAGACAGCACCGCTGCGAGCCGCATCGTGATTGGCAGCGACCAATGCACACGCCTCTTGCAGTGCCGCCTCGCTGCGGAGGATTCGCTCGACCTCCTGTGAGGAGAAGTCACCGAACACCTTGCAGCCCGTGTAGTCTGCCGACTTGATCACTACTCGCCGGGCTCGGATGGGCGTGAGCCAGCCATGCTCGATGGCGGCAGCGACTCCGTACTGCACGGGGCACGATCCGAAATAGTCCAGCGGGCTGCTGCCATCCGGTCTCTGATGAGGCGTGGCGGTGAAGCCTGCGATGTGGGCTCCCTTGTCGGCGTAGTAGTCGAGCATCGCCCGTGTGCTGGGGGCGAGGCCATAGTGAGCCTCGTCCACGATCACTAGGTCAGGCGAGAACCGCTCGGCACGACGCATGTTCCGCAGCGTGTCGAGGCTCGCCACCACGATGGGAGCGTCGGGGTTCGCCCAGTTGTTGGCCTGCTCGATCTCGACCGACCGGAGCCGGTATCGCTCGACGCCCTTCGCCAACTGGTGGACGAGGGTGATCTGCGGATCGATGAGCAGCGTCTTATGGTAATGCTCCGAGAGCATCGCCTCGATGAGCGTCTTGCCCGTGCCGGTCGCCGCCTCGCAGCAAGCCCGACCCTCCGACCGAAGGACTCCACGCATCGCCTCAACGGCATGCTGCTGGTAGTCCCTCGGTCGTGGGCGAGGGTCGTTGAATAGGTCACGACTCTCGATCATCAGGCGACCCTCCCAAAGACACTGCCCGAACGCCCAAGCCTGCGGCGCTCCGCCTCAGAGGCACTCCAGCGAGACCTGATCGCGGCTGCCCGCTCCTCGATCTCCGAAGGCGTGGGGTCGGGCTTCCTCGGGCTCCGCACCCCCGGTCGGATCAGGCCCACCAGACGCAGATGCGCCCGCACCCGGTGGAATGTCAGCCCCGTGAAGGACGCCACCTGCTTCACCGTCTTCCCCGCCTCGTAGAGCGTCTCCACCGTCCTGCACTGGCTGCCCGAAAGCCTCGTCGTGGTCGCGATCATCGTCATCTCCTCCCTGCGTGATCTCCTCGCCGCTCTCCACGCTGGAGAACAGCAGCACCTTCAGCAGCCGCACCTCTGAGATGAGGGCTGGCACATCGACCGTCACGATCTGCGGCAGAAACTCCAGATGGAGGTTCGTGATCCGCCCCTCGATCTCGTCTAAGTCCTCATGAGTCAGCACTGGCGGTCTCCTCCTTGGGCAGCAGCGAGTCGTGGATCGCCTTCAGTTCGCCGAACTGGGCCTCGGTGATCCGGCCCTGTGCGGTGGATGCCGCTGCTCGGGCGAGCGACATGGCTCGGAACTGAGGTGTGCCACCCTCACTTATGGCTTTGCGGGCCAACTCAAACGGCGTCGGGCCACGGGGCTTTTCCGGGGCCAGACCGGCACCGTCCTCGTCGCTGTCGGCAGCCACGCCGCAGAGGCAGGAGGTGTGCATGCGGCGGAGGTAGGTCGCCGCAGCCAGCCGCTTCTGGTAGTCGCCGGGGTTGCCAGCGATCCGCGACATCGACCGCTCAAACTGCCCCGACGTATGGGACAGGGTGGTGACCAGCCACTCCTCGTCACCGACGATGATCGTGCGGCTGCGAAGGACGAGGCCATGCTCGGAGAGGGCTGGAGTCACTGCGTCCAGCACCACATCCAGCGGGGCGTAGCGACCGAACGCACCCTTGGTGGTCTTCTTGATCTCACTGATCTTTGGGCGAGCCGCCGACATTGCTGCCGTCAGCAGGTCGAGGAACTCGCTGCTGCTGGCGGGCAGGTGCCCGGTCTCGGGACGCAGCCTGTGGTCACGCACCACCGTCCGCACCGGAATGCCATCGAGGTCACACACTTCACGATCATCAGCCATTGATGCTCTCCTCTAGTTGACGCAGTGCCCACGCAGGCACCGCTAGTTCCCGAACCTCTCCGTACCCATCTGGCGACCAGTAGTCGGTCTCTGTGCGAGCGGCGATCTCATCGAGTACGCGAGTGATCAGTGCGTCCTGCGGATCGACAAGAGCGGCGGGCAGCGTCACGACCTGCACCTGATAGGGTGCGGTGGTGGACAGCGTGATGAAGTGCAGCGGTTCGTCGCTGACAACGCCCGCGAGAATTCCAAGCGTCTGATACCACGACTGCTGGAAGTGGTAGCCGTGATCTATCACAGCCTTGATCCATGTCTCCAGCGGGCGGGCATCGCGCGTTGTCTTGTAATCGAGCGCGATGCCGTCCTCGGTGATCGCGTCATACCGGCAGCGAGTGAGGTGACCGTCCGGTCGCCTGCCGAACACCGAGAGTTCGCGTTCAGCGACACGCTCGTACAGAGACACGAATGCCGGGTTGGTGAACGCCTCGGCAAGGATGGCTTCGACTAGCGCATCGGATGCCGGGCTCACCAGCAGGGCGTCGGGCGGCTGATCGGCCCGCCATGCCTTGGCAGACTTCGACTGCGACATCCCGCCGGTCGCCGTCTGGTACTCCTCGGGGATTACCGTGCGTTTAGCCCGATAAACGGGGGGTGTCACCTCCAAAGCGAGGTGTACGAGCGTACCGTCTTGCATTGCCTGCGACCCGTAGGCAGGCTGGGTTCTGGTGATGCGGGTCTGCTGGAACCAGCGAGGCCCGTGTCGGTGGAAGTCCCACGCTGGCGACTTCGACAGGATCGGGAGCGAGTGGTAGTCCTCGTTGGGCAGGTCGCGGAGAACGAACGCCTCTCCGACCGCCAGCGAGTGGGACTTACATGCTTTTAGTAGGGCCAAGTTTTTTTCGTTGGTTGACATGTGCGGAAAACTTTTTAACACTCGCCGTCAGAGAAAGATGTAGATGTACATGCGTTCAGTGGAGTCTAGCAGTGCGAGACCTAATCGAGCAATACCTAAAAACACGCGAGACGAGCGCGATGTACGCTCACAACATGCGGGCGCTTGGACGCATCCTTGAGAAGGCGGGCATCACCCGCGAGACGATCAGCCGTGATCTGGTGTGGTCGCATCTCTCCTCCGTGAGAAATCGCTATCGCCCGATCACTCTCGCAGCCCGGCGAGGCATGATCGTGGCTGTCTGGAGGTGGGCCTATGAGGAGGGGCTGATCGCCCACCCACCCAAGTGCCCAGCCATCCGAGTGCCCCGCGAGCCCGTCCCCGCGTGGTCACGATCCGATCTTATCCGGCTTGTCAATAGATCGGCGGAGGCCACAGGAAAATTTTCTCCGTCTGGGTGCCCGAGAGCCCTATGGTTTGAGGCTTTTCTGCGAGTCGGCTATGAGACCGGACTCAGGCGTGGCGACCTGTTTGCCCTGCGGAGGACGAACATCCGTTCAGGGGCTGTGTGCGTCACCGCAGGCAAGACCCGGCAGGTGGTGGTGCGTCCCATCTCAGAGAAGACGAGAGACCTGCTTCATCGGCTGGGCGAGATCAGCCCTGACGGGAGGCTTTTCGGCTGGGCAATTTCGACCACCCAGATGCACCGGGAGTTTCGCAAAATTCGCAAGGCTGCCGGGATCGCAGACGGCTCCATACAGTGGCTAAGACGCTCGGCAGCCACACACCTAGAGGCTCGTATGCCGGGAAGTGCCACTCGCTTTCTCGGGCACAGCAATCCTCTCCTCGCCGCCCGCTTCTACATAGATTTCTCGCAACTCACCGAGTCAGTGCCGGTGCCGCCGCCGCTGGATGAAGCCCCATAAGCATAGCGCCCCGAGTGGATCGCGTCGTGTCCTTAAAAGGAGGTGATCTGTGCGTCTGCTCGGGGCTTTTCTTGCGCTCACTGCGGTGGCATCGGCTGATGTCATCACGGTCGAGCAGTACAACGGGGGAGCCAGCCTCTATGGCGACTATGCCGTCTGGGGGGCAGGCGACAATGCCTCGACGGTCGCATCGTTTTCGGGCACGGGCGGCTACTTGAGCGGCACCGCCGTCGCGATCAGCATGGGCAGCCCCCGAATCGCCTTGGGCTCGCTCGGCATCGAGCAGACGCAGTTCGTTGTCGGAGGCCAGACGGTGTCCTCTGGCTTGGGATACGCATCACTGAGCCCTGATTCGGTGTCGAGCGGTCAGGGGTATACCCTGTCGCTGACGCGAGACCTGCTGCTGCCACTGGAGGTCTCGCTCTACGGCTACTCGGGCGAGGCGAGGGCTCGGGTCGCCATCGGAGACCTCGCCACCATTGTCTCCGCCACGACCTATTTCCGGGCGAGCGCACAAGTATCTGCTGGCACTGGCTCTGTGCTGCTGTCCCTCATCAGGCAGCCGCTCCAGCAGACGGGACTCAGGAGTTCGGTGGCCTTGATGGCGGCGACCGCAGTCCCGTCGCCCGATCCCATTCCAGAGCCCAGCAGCCTGATGCTCACGCTGATGGGTGCTTTTCTGGTGCGTCTGTTTTTCGTCACGGCGGGACGCACGTTCACGGCGGGTCTCTAAGAATTTTTCTCGATCTTAATGAGACCGATCTGTTGACCTGATTCCTAGAATGGGGCGGCTTGCACAGAGCCCCATTCAGGAAGGGGCAGCGGTGTTTCCACCAGCCGAAGACTGAGGTCGAAACGGTGGAGTAAACACGGGCTTCTTTGGCGCAAGGGCCACAGCCCGTGGGGTGGATAGCAAAACGCTTGGTGACTCGGCGGTTTGATGCAGGCAGGTGCCCGCCACCTCGGGGTAGGAGGTCGTGATGAACGATGGTGGCCCCCCGTAATCCTATGCCACCCGCTGTGAACAAGCGAAACGACGGGGATGCCCGACCTTGTTCCGTGACTCTCCCCTGCGGGGGGGAGTCACTGTTCACTCGCTCACTCCGGGTCTACCCCACTGTGTTTAAGAGATCGCCCTACAAGAAGGAGAGATGGTGATGGAAAGAGCGAGCGAGACAACGCGGGTCGGATGCCCTCAAGTGATGACCTTTGGGAAGTGGCGGAACTGCCCTGTCACTGAGGTCGATGCCGATTACCTTCGATGGTGCGTCGATTCGATCCCCAGATGCCCTGCCTACATTGTTGCTGAAATCAAGAGGCGAGGTCGTGGGGTTGGTGTCTGCCTCGGCTCCGACTTTCTCTCTGAGAGACAGAAGGCCCGAGATGCGAAGCGTTGCCGCCGCGAGAAGGTAGCCGCCCGCCAGAGAGAGGCAGCCCTAAAAAAGCAGGCACAGATGGCGGCGGGGGTTCTGCTCACCGGCAGCGAGTATCTTCTTCTCAGGCAGGAGTTCTACTTGCTCGATGGCGACGAGTCACTGTGCCCGTTCGACACTGAAGACTACTCGTACATCGGGCCTGAGTTCCTGAACGGTCGCATGGCTATTGACCAGCAGCCCTCGCCTTTCGGCGCTCACGCTCGACCTGCTGGAGTCCCTTCCTGATCTCGTAGTTCCTGCGGAGCGAGGGAGACATCTTCTCGACATCTTCATCGGAGACGAGCGGCATCTCCATGACCCCGTAGGTTCGGAACTGGTCATCCAAAACGCGCATCGCGTCACGGTTGATGGTCTCCTGTCCATACGCCCTAAATTTGACGGGCGAAAAAGTGTTGAACAGGGCATTGCCCACTGACGCAGCCGAACTCGGGCTCTTCATGTCGCTCGCTGCCTGCGTGAAGCCGAACACTCGACCGCCAGCGGGGTAAGCGAGTTCGACTGCCTTGTCTATGAGCGTCGGCAGATTGACCTGACCCTCTGTGTTCTGCGGCATGTACTGCTTAACTGCCTGCGGCAGCACAGCGGTGAGCGTGTTCTCAAGCGATGTCGGTCTCTGGCCCAGCGGCTGCTTGGAGAATGAGTCTCGCTGGAATGCCAACTCCATCGCGGCTTTCGTGAGCGGCGCAGATCGCTTCAGGAAATTCGACGCAGTGGCTGAAGCCGTACCAGACCAATCGATGTCGTTGCCCTGCTTCCTGATGGATGCAAGATTGGCAACGCCCATCGTCGGCAGGTCGAGGTTGCTGATATATCCTCGGCGACCGTCGCCAAGGTCAGCGAGCGGCAGCCCTGTGACAGTGTCCACCCACTTCGGGATGGCGAAGCCGCCTGAATCGCGGATCGTCTGTGGCGTGTACGCATCCTCGTCGCTCTGCGTGAGCCGGTCGTTGACGCGGTACATCCGCATCAACTTGCTTTGAGGTTCTTGGAGAGCCTTCACGCCCCACTTGGTGATGCCCCGGTTATAGGCATAGAACGGGTCGAGGCGGCGCAGTCCCTTCTCAAACTCTGAGAGATCGTCGTACACGACATGAGCCGATGCGATTCTCTTGGCAGCCTCCGCCGGGGCCAATCCATTGGACATCATGGCGAGGAACCCACCGAGACGATTCAGATCGTCGGTGTAGTTCGCCATCTCTTCGCCCGCCTTGTAGAGCGCACCAGTTGTTTTGGTGTTTGCCTTGTGACCGAACACTCCGAGATACGGTGCAACTCCTTGAATGCCGAAATAGTCTGGCATCCCCTTGTTGGCGACCATCTTCCCGGCGGCGTCGGTGAGTATCTGTGATGCACTCTTCGGCACCACGCCCGGCAGCATGTTGGTGACGCTCTGGCCTGCGATGCCAGCATCCTTGTCGAGGTCGGCGGAGATTCCGGTCAGCACCTTGTGGGTGCCGATGTCCTCGTAGAAGGCGTCGAGGAGTTGCTTGTCATCCGCGATGCCCTTGTAACGCTCCAGCCCACGCAGTGCCTCGGCGGTCGCCTGCTTGTCGCCATTGAGAATCTTCGTGGCTGCTTGATACCCCCACGCAGCCTTGTCGGCACCAGCCTCCAGTGTGTTGGATACGAAGCCGCTCATGAGATCGCGGGTGTAACGCGAGGGCCAGAGCAAGACCTGTGCCTTGAACAGCCTATTGAATTGATCGACGCCCTCCCGAATTGCGCTAGCAGCCTTGGGCTGCTGGTAGTACTGATCGACCTCCTTCATCCTGCTGACGAGGTCGCTCGGGATCGAGTAGTTGGAGAGGCGGATGTCCTCTGGGTTCTTGCCCACCCGCTTGGCGACCGCAGCCCTGAGTTTGTCGGACGCACCGCCGGGCATGAACCGGGTGTCACCCTGCTTGGCGAGGTACTCGGGGAACCTCAGTGCGGGGTCTGCCGCGAGCGCCGCCTTGAAGCCCGGCATGTGGCTGTTGATCGACGCATCCTGCGTGGCAGCCCACGCCCAGAAGCCCGGCTTCTTGCCGCCCGGCATCGTTGCAAGCGCAGCCTTGTAGGCTTCCTTGAGCGCCTTGAGTTCGGGGTTGGGCGAGGTCAGGGCCAACTGGTTCAGAGCGGTTATCAGGTTGACCGAGTTGCCGCCGGGCACGTTCTTCGGTGCGACCTCGACAGCCTTGGAGGCGAGCGTGTCCAGCACCTCGGGTGTCATGGCGATCTGGCGGTATCTGCCGCCGAGATATCGCGACTGAGCGTCGAGCGTGGAGTTGGAGAGGATCGGAGCGTCACCCGGCAACTGGTTGAGCAGTTGGGCCATAGCCTTCGCCTGCTGCGGGGTGTACTTCATCGTCCCGAGTTTCGCATAGTTGCTGTTCGCGTTCTGCCGGGCACTCCAATACGCTGAGTTGGGATCGAGGACTTCCTTCTGGAGGATGTCTGCGACCTCGGCATCTGTGTACTTGACTCCCGCAGCGTTTAGCCCTCGCCCGTTCACGAACCGCTTGTCGGTGGAGTAGTACCTGAGTTGGTCGATGCCGCCGGGCAGTGCGAGGTGGGGATCGCGGGCCAGCATGTCTGCCGTGACGGGTGAGAACAGCGATTGCTTCCTTGCCTCCTTGGGGATGGATATCCCAGCGACCGACGCATCAGCCTGATAGGGTCGGTAGCCAGCACCGTAGGGGTGCTTCAACTGGTTGGCTCGCAGCCCCCAC